CGGATAGCCTCCAAGTGACCGTTGCTGTCTGCACCATGTTCAATGCGGCAGTCAATCTCATTGCGAATTTGACCAATCATAAGTAAAAGCCATTCAGCGGATGAATTCATTTGCCGTCCTCCTTGTAGCAGTCCCAACGCATTTCTTTTGCAAGTTGCCTTGGGTGGATGTAAGTGCCATTTTCACACCACATTCGCCTAGCCTCATCCCGTTCAGCAGTAAGCCGAACAATGTCCCCATAGGCTTGCTTCATGATGATCTGCTCCATCGTGGAGCCACTTCCACCATCAAGGTACGCTTGAATCATTGCCAGTGTATTAGATTTATTCATCATCTATATCACAAGCAAGATAAGTAATACGGAATGGACTATTCTTATAAGTGTTGACAAGATACCGTATCTGTTCTTTTGTTAATTGAAAGAAAGTAAGATCTCTTTCGAAAGTCATAAGATTATATCCAGTGCTGGGTTCAAGAAGCTTAAACTTCTTAAAAGCACTAGCGCGCTTCTTATTTTTACCGTAGGTACAATCTTTTCCCATGATCCAATCAACAGGGTCATAAAGATCTTGTTCATTGTTTAACTTAAAAGATATACAAAGATGATAATAAACAAAGGGAATCTTAAACTTCTTGACAAACTTTTCATTTGACTTAATAAGCATTTAATAAATACTCCTGTTAGCGGTTTGGTATTCAGCGGCTACAAAGTATACGCCGTGAATAAAGTGATCTAGGAAACCGATAGTGGTACGGAGATAAGCAAGATCTTCATCACTAGAGAGCAGGGAATCAGAGTAGATCTTCCAAAGAAGATCACGCTGCTTCTGCATATAGGCAAGATCACAGGGGGCCTGGATAACACAGCGATCCCGATTATTAGGATCAATACCAAAGTTCATAGCTGTCTCCATTGTTCTTCAATAATGTTTGCAATTTCTTCAAAGGTAAACTCATGTCCGTATTCACCATCGTTCATACTGGTGAGCAGGCAAGTATCTTCATCCCTAAAGTATGAAGTATCACGACCTGGGATGGGTTTGTTGTACTTAAACTGTCCATTGTCATCCCCAATACCTGCCCAAATACGAACATCGCTTGGCAAAGTGCCAGTAGAATCGCCAAAGCATGTGACAATTGAGGTATCACTAAGCATACGTTGATGGCAATAAGAATCTCTATTGTTGTTTTCTTGCACATACAAGTCGCAGAGAACACCAAGGCAGCAATAAGTGTTAGTATCTTGGTTATGCAGTACACTCTTACCTTGCTTATAGTCTCCACTACGCAAAGCAGCAACCCACTGTTGAGCAATTAGTTCATTCATTGTTTAGGTATCCAGCAAATTCCATCATTGGTTCATGGTAAAACCATGAGATATGGCAGTTAGGGTAATTCTTAGAAAGGAAATGGTAGAACATATCTGGGGGACCCCAGGCAGTATCAAAGTTAATGGTAAAGGTTGCATCATCTGTTGACTTTGCATCTCCTGGATCAGGTAGTTCAACCTCAACCCAAGCAACATCTGATAGATCCCACTTGACACCCCAGTACTTCATGGCCCAATCATACCAATCATGCGCACCATACTTACGATAGTTTTCATTGTACCGTTCTGCTTCTTCGGAAGTAATAGCACGGCTAAGCATATCGTTAACTTCTGATACAAGCCAGTTATACTTCTTTGCTTCTGCTAGGATTTGTTCTTCAGTCTTTGGCATGGGTGATACAGTATTACGAACTTCATCCGGCATTGGGATAAAGCCATTCATCTTGAACTCTTGATTACTGTAGTAACCACACTTAGTTAGCATTTCATGTACTTCCGAGTACGGCCCGGAAATACGCACTTCATTCATACACCAATTAGGCATTGTATTAATTCCTATGAGATAAAAACAGGCCAAGAACACCTTGGCCTAAATAGAAGGGGCGGGAGTTGCACCCACATATTCACGCTTATAAGGCATGCGCTCTATCTACTTCAGCCACCCTTCTTCATAGGGGATTACTCCCCTACTTTAACGTTGCTTCTTCTTCTTGATTGAATCTTCAATACAATTGAAGCGACTGTTGAGAACAGTAAAATCATCTCTGATTTCAAGAATACGCTTGTAGATGTCATTAACATCTTGGTCTGCATAATCTCTATCGTTCTTAATTTCATTGTTGATCTGTCGGATACGCTTGATTACTTGATACATTAGCACAAGCAATAAAGCAAAACCAACTATACACAACGAGAACATAATTTCAATTAGCATATTTACTCCTGACCTAATACTCCAACTGAACAAGTCCGTTGGGGATTGAATAATAAATTTCTGCGAAGGTGTTGATACACCAAGGCAAACATTTGGCACAAGGCTTGGACAACTTCATATCTCCCTTTGGACCAAACCTAAAGTTAATCAACTTAAGATCTTCACCACGCATATGTTGTGGTACTTTCAAGAGTGCATCGAGCTCACTATGGAGTTCATAGTTCCTGTAGCCATACTTCATAGCTAGAGGATGGGTCTTTCTCTTGTTAGTTCCAACACCAAGTACACGATTGTCAAGGACAACAATGCTAACGTGGTTATAGTTTCTTAGTTGATTGCATTTTAGATATTCTGCGTAGGCAATATCACGATACTTTTCGATGTGCATCTTTGATCTTTTCAAATGTTACGGTAAAGTAACCTTCTTCCCCAGGCTCTGCCCATTGTTTTGAAATGAATAAAGCCCAGATCTGAGAATCATCTTCCCACAATTTACCATTCAACGAATCTAGAATAGCTTTACTGTAGTTATCTACATCAGCTCTTGGATATTCTAGCTTAGTTGTTTTAGGTCTTGTTATATAGCATCTAATATCTACTGCCAGCTTACCGCTCAGTGGAGTGAAGTTCCGGCCCAGGACTTGGTTTATTACCTGAGCCGCCAGATGCCGGAACTTCTTATAAGGTCCTGTAAAGTATGCACCAAACTTGCCAACTCTTGGTCGGCTTGCTGCTACTGGATTAACAGGGAACTTATACTCCATCATAAGCAGTCCCTAATTAGAATGGAATATCACTAGCAGGTTCTTCAACAGAGGTAAACTCTGAAGAAGCACCAGCATAGTTTCGTTCAATCAACTGGATTGATTCCATGTAGAATGAAACGGAATTATCCCGAGCAATTAGAGCTGGGGTTACCTTGACACGGACTACATCGGAACCGAATGGTACGGTTTCCGTTGGCTTGGTATCCGGGCCAATGACTGGGAAAGTCTTGATGCCTTCCTTTGCCTTAAGGACATTCTTAAACTTGATGGTCTTGATACCATCAGCATCCTTTAGGCCATTGATCTTCTTGCCACCTAGTTCCTTGACAGATGATTGAAGTTGCTTCTGCAACTCAGGTGTAAGCTCAACAGTTACGGAGTGATTTGGATTTCCGAACTTGTCATCTGGTGACATTAGGTGTGACCACTTAACTGTTACATTACCTGTAACAAAAGGCTTGGCATACTTATTCTTCGTTGGCATTGCTTGATTCTCCTTCTTGCTTAGGCGCAATGTTATTAATATTAGAACGAATGTTGAAGCTAATTGCATCAAGCTGACGATAGATGTCAGCAAGGTAATTAACTACAGCATCAACAGGAACAGCTCGTACCTGTTCTGGCTTTGTTTCTACTTCACTCATTAGTAAATCTCCAAATAGGGTTGTTTGCCATCAATGATTACTCCACAACTGATGATGGCTTTCTTCAGATGTGACTTTGAATATTGGAATACAGGATTTGATTGGTCAATTCCGGCCCCAACATTCATACCAAAATACATGGTCTTAGGGCCACGAATCCAGTTAATGCTAGCAATGCTATGGTGATGACCACAAACCACTGATTGTAGTCTAGCTTTTGCAGCATTGAACGATGGATACATACCACCCCAGCCATCTCCATGAGTATATAATACTTCATCTACTTCAGATTCTAATACCCAATTCCATCTAGGAGTATTGTATAGATCTGAGAAAGACTTGAGATACATGCTGGGTATACCATGCTTATTTGATTTACGATGAACTCTAGCATCGTGGTTACCAACGCATACAGTAGCATTTGGAAATGCCTTGTACCATTCCTTAACCTTTACTAGAGCTGCTTTGTATTCTTCAAGTGGTCCAGGTAAATCTGGATTCTTGTCATGCATGGAGATTGCTTCGTGATCAATTATATCTCCAATGAATACAGTATTGTTTGTCTTATACTTACGTTGAATTTCTTTACAGAATTCAAGATAAGCCGGATGCACTGCTGGGCAGTGTAAGTCACCGATTACGAGTGTGCGCATTCAATCTCCTTTTAGCATCTTCTTTCCACTGTACAGCTAGGGGAGGAAGCGGCTCTCCCCCATCATCTTGGGGGATAGGAGCATAGACATCAAACTCTCCCTTTAGGTGTAGTTCCTGCCACTTATTGTAGGTAACTTTTCCTTTGTCTCGCAGCACGACGGGCTTGTTCTCGTCGTTTCTTTTCTTGCTTGGCTTTGAATTTGTCATAATTAAAATCCTTTGTATCTTTACGCCTTATGTTCTTCTGTTCTGCCATAATTTAAATCCTGAATCTCAACAATCATTCGCTTTGGGATTTTATTAACTTGTGCTGTTTCATCTGGACCTACAGTATTGGTTACTGCAAAATGATCAGCATCCTCATGTAATATAAAACCTACTGTAACCATGATAGGCAAGGGATCTTTAGCATAATTCAAAGCCTTGTTTCTATCAAGCCAGCCTTCACCACCAATAGTTACTGCATCAATCCAACTAATTAAAACTAACTGAGGGATTGTTGGATATGTAATATTATTAGGCAAAGAAATATTTAGATCCGAGTACTTCGGAAACATCGAACTCTCCGTCTGGTTTTGGACAGTCGGGAAGGAAGATTTTGTATTTCTTTTCAATTTCTTCTTTGAGGTTTTCAAGCTGATTCTCCTGATGAATTTTAACAAACTGTTCTCTTAGTATACTGTGCATCTCATCTACATCTGGTGCATATGTTCCAAAGGAATCATGCACCATTGAGAAAGCACACATACCTTGATTAAGCATTTCTCCAATTGTCATAAACATATGAGCTGCATCTAGCGCATGGATAAAGTTTGGAGAAATCGCCAGATATTGTGCCTTGCCGTCGAGATCTTCCGTAACAGTTGAGAATACCAACTGCTGCCTGTTGAATAGTTCGGCATAGGAAACCCTTTCTAACACTTGATTGTACACATGATGTACTTCAAACCCGCTGGGAGTTGTCCATACAAATGGTTTATTAATACTATTTAGAATGTCTGCAACAGATCGCAACCATTCCTTACCTTTGTTGGGTGACTCCATAGTTTCTCCCAAGCCAGCTTGAATAGCTCTGCTTAGTTCTACTACAGCACCACCCCTGGATTCCTTTGGAACCCAATCAACATGGCCTTCTTGCTTTACATACTTCTGCATACCATAGAATGTAAGTCCATAAGCATCACACATAGTAGGACGCTTGGCTACAGCCCTTGGTAGTTTATTATCCCAGTTAAGTAAGAATACCTGATACCAATTATTTTCTTGGTGTTGCTTCATGTATTCTGTACTGGCATCTGCAACAAACTGATACAAATCTTGAGGAGATTCTGAATCAATTAGGTTTGTAAGTACAGCAAGTTTCTTATTACGCATAATAGCAGACCAATGTTGACCACCATTATTTGCACCATCCATTTGAATATTGAGCTGTGTCATACCATCAGTACGAGCAAACTCAAAGATAGCAGCAAGACGTTGGAATGATTTATTCTTTTTCTTTGAGGCATCAATCCATTGCTTGTTTGAATAGGGATCAGATGCTATTGCAATAAGCATTTCAGCATTATCATCTACCCATTTAACACGATCTTCAAATGGAATCTTATCCTGATCAAATAGGTTTGCTAGGTGTACCTTTAACCAGAACAAGCCACGCGGTGTCTGCTTGCGTGGTGAAGCAAAGTGAACAAGTCCACGATCAAAGTCTACACCTTGAGGTGATAGCAATTCACATACTGAATAAGCTCTACCTCTAAAGTCTAGTGTATATGGCATGTAAAAGAAGTTCCAATCTAGCATCTTCTTAGCTAGCTGTAGTCTTACAATCATTCTACTTCTAGCTTGTTCTTCTTTATACCATTCACCCCATGCTTCATTAGATTCCTGCATCCACTTAGCTTGCTCTTCCTTTGTCCCTCCCTCCGGGTATGGCCTACTGAATGCATAGTCTTTAAAAGTAAATGCAGGTAGGTTAGCAAGCTTGTAGTCATTCTCAAACATAGTCTTCATTACATCATAGACTTGTTTGTTTACTGACCACTCAGTATGGCTGAGGGCATTTAGACCACGGAGAACTAGTTCACTTGGTCGTGAGTCCCAATCCTTTGGGTTTGCACCAACAGGATGATATCGCTTGATCATCTTCTTACGGATCCAGGGAGATAAGAAACCACCATCTTCCTTTGCTGTGTGCTGGATAGGTGGACAGATCATTGGTCGATATACCAGACATGCTGCTTCAAGTAACTCATGTCGCTTGCTTAGTTCCTTGAGAATCCAAGGAGCAAAACAAACAAGCAATGACTTACGATTCTTTCCATTCCAATGTACCCTACTTACTAGGATATCACTGGATAGAGCAATGCGTAGCATGTTATGTCCTAGGTCTTCCTTTTCCTTAGCCTTTAGCTTTGGAATAGATCCGACCTTCTTAGTAAATGCTTTGCACCGCTTGATTGTCCAGTTCTTAATGAACTTGGATTGCTTTCTCCAATCTTCTGAGAACTTCTTCTTTGCTTGTTGATAAGATACAATGTTAATAACATCATCTGCAATTAACTTAGCTACTTGCTGTGCTACTGGTGCATTACTTGGAATGCCCATTGTATCATCGAAGCTTTGAATTGTATTCCTAGTTAGGAATAAGCGCATTACATTTCTAATAGTAATGTCTGCCATCTTAGCTGCACCAACACAAAGTAATGGTGCTAACCAATCAGGCGACTTACGGTTATTAGAACATGTGTCAATCCACTTTTGATAGAAAGGTGTAAGATGAATAACTGCGCTTTCAAGTAGTAATTGCTCAGGCTTTCCTTCATCGACAGCACGGTTATATTCCTTCCAGTATTTTTCAATACCATTATCTAGCAGATCTTCTTCAAATAACTTTTGATTAGTTACTCTAAATTCTTTTTGTTCTGGTGTTAGTTGATTCCAGGTAGTTAGTTTCACTCATCATCCTCACAGTTATCATAGTTGCATTCGTCATTGTACAAATCTTTTGCACAATTATAACAATAAGAACCAGGTTTATAAGGTGTACCATCCACAAAACCACACAGTGGACAATCCATTCTATAGTTTTCTTTGTTTTCTTTTTCCATGTAGTTTATTTCTCTAGCAATATACTAGGTTACTGGGAATCAAGCCAACTTTTCATAGTCAAAGCACACCATGAGTGCTTCATTAAACTTGGAATAAGAGCATCAATAACTTCAGCATAGACTCTAATTTCTTTTTGAGCATGCTTGCTAACACGCTGTGAATAGAAACGAGCTAGTGCCGACAGTGATCCAGTCCAATACCATTCAGTATAAGTAGACTGTGGTAGCACAAACCGTGCCTGTTCAGGAGCAATACCAAGTTTAATCAAACTATTATAGGCATTGTTAGCTACAGTAATTGCATCTTGATATACAGCCCAAGCTGTATTGTAATCTTCAGTAGTAACATAGCTACCACTACCCTGCTTTACAGAACCTTCTGGTCGATAAGACCATTCGGGAATAAGGAATTCAGGTTGATCATCTACATATCTACGAGATACTTCATTCTCAACAAAACCAACCTTATGCTTGAAGAACTGAGTCCTGATTGGCATAGGTGCTTTGATGTGGAATGTAAGAGAAGTATGAGCAAATGGTGTCCAATGGTTATGCTTGGCTAGATAATTAATCAACCTAACATCCTTGTCACATAGATGCATACTACCCATATCACCATATTCCCAAGAGCTTTCCTTGTTAAAGGAAACTCTAGCTGCATTGACTACGGATAGATCACTACCCATAAAGTCAACAAGCCGTACAAATCCAGCATTACCAACAGGAATCTTTTTATCTGATTGCATCTTCCATCCTTATGTTATACTTCCGCATCATGTCTTCTGCATTGGTAGTAATAACAGGCATATTAAATAGTTTGTTTAGTACAAGAGAACACTTGTGAACACAATCATCCCGCTTAGGTGGAAAGATAAACCTAGTAACAGAACTAGGCCATCTTAGAAACTTCTTAAACGGAGTCATTGGTGGCAGCGTATTTACATACATAACAATATTACATAGCTTCTCATCTGTTTCACCAATATAAAAGATAGTAGCAGCATCTTTATCTTTGAATAACATTGATTCACCTTTGAGAGAAACCCAACGGGGAATTTCAAAATCATCAAAGCAATGCATTACATTGTTATCAAACTGTAGACTGCAATGATTCCAGCTTGTAAAGAGACTCCAATACCACTGCGAGAATGGACTCAGAGAGTTGTGTAGATTGTAAATTCTTAGGTAAACTTTCAATTGGTATGGCCTTTCTTATTTCTTTGAATGGTAACTGAGGAGCACCATTGATGTAATCTATTTCTCTAATTGTAATGTCAAGTACGGATATAGTAGGCATAAATAAAAGGGCTACCCCTAGTTAAAGGAGTAGCCCCTGAATCAAACAAGAGCAAGAGCTGCGTTCATAACATCAATCTTGTACTTGGCGCGATTGCCAAAGACAACATCGTTGAACTTATTCTCTGTCTTCTTGTTACCACGATAGATTTGGCCGTGGTCCAGCCAGTTGGTCACGGCATTAGCCGCATTCCACATATTGTAACCAACCTGTCCAGCTTCTTCATCGAAGGTGTTAGACCATCGAATCATAACAGAAGCAGCACGATTGTTGGCATCAACTTCCTTTTCATTTGAAGGGTTGTTGTGGATGTCACCAAACATGTTCATGTAAACCTGAGTCCAGAACTTCTGGACAAACTCAACAGTAACATTCTTATTGGCAAGATCATTTGCCTTGTTGGCAAAGACTTCAGTAACCTTCTGGAACTGTTGAATACCATCAACCAAGGAGTCAATTCGTTCCTGAACATTACCCGTGTGCTTGATAGAAATACCCATCTTCCTAGTAGAAAGAGCAAGGTTCAGGGTGTTTTCACAGATAACGCGAACTGAGGTTGGAAGGATATCCAAAGCATGCAGACCATTATGACCACTAGTAAATAGTGTATAAGGTCTGACTTCATCATCGCGCTTGCCAACATTGAAGCTGTTGCCACGCATGAGATACCAGACACGCTGACCACCACCGAGACAACCAGCGGTTTCAATCTTAACCTTATCGCTGATTTGTTCAGCCATAAAGCCAAGTTCCTGGTTCTGAATTACCTGGTAGTCTGGGCCAACAATACCAAGGATAGTATCATTGTCAGTACGCACAGTAGCAAAGAAACGATTGGTAGTAACAGAGATTCCATTGTTGTCTGCAACAATAGGACTCTTGTTAACTGTCCAATTAAGGTCTGCCTTTTCATTGGCTTCGACCAACGATAGACCATTTACATCTGTTCCAAAAGAACTAAAGATTGACATTTATGTTATACCTTTCAATAAAAACTTTTAGTGGCAACCACTCGTTAGTGTTTGCCTGAAGAACCCAACCATCATCGGTGTAATCTACAATCCAAGTATTCTTTAAAAGATACTCAGCCACCGAAGATTCGTGGGTCTGATTCGACTTCGTTTGGTTCGTCATAGTCTGGGACATTTAGAAACTCCCACCAAACCATTTGTTCATCAGTCAGCTGGAGATCGTCCGGCTGCTGGGGGATTTCGGGATTCAAGTTCTGCATTGATTACATCAATTTCAGTAAGATACTGGGATGCTTCGGATTCTTTGTGAAACTTATGAAACATTTCACGAACCAAGACCAGCTCATCTACCGTAAAGGTAGACAAGTCTGGCCTAGAGTTCGTGGGTATCTTAGAAGATATCATCGGTGTCTACACGACCACGATTCATGTTAAGCTCTGAAATGTGTCGCAGAGCATGCCGAAGGTTATCAAACTCAAGTTCGCTCAAACGGATAGAGATGTTAGTTTCCTCATCTCCATTGGTTTCCTTTACCTTAAGTTCAAAGACAAAGGGAGAGTTGTACTTACTGTTGCTGTCAACAAACGAGTGCCAGTTAACAGTGAGCTTAGAGTTGATTTCAGTAGTCTGAGAGAGATTAGTACGAGTAGTCATTTACTTTACATTCTTAAGGTCGATGCATTCCTGCATGTCGGGACCGCCCCAACATTCAGTAATTTCTTCGTTAACAATTTCATTAATAACATGGGCATAGTTTTTGTCTTCCCGAAGGTTAACAAATTGAATGCCAATGTCTTCCAGTGCGGCTGCCCACACTGGCCAGTTAGAATCAGTGACTTCCTTCAAAGTGAAACCAGCTTCTTCCAACATCTTTCGATTGGTCGTGATAGGGCTTGCTTGATCTACTGCAATACAAGCCTCAATGCAACCAAATTCAAGATCATGTTCTTCGCAATACTTGCGAATTTTATTCAGTCGTTCTTCACGCTTTTGTTCAATAAAGTTATAGTTCATATTTACCACCATCCGCAAACAACACCGTTGTTCTTGGCAACAATTCCAAACCATTCTGCTAGTTCTTTAGCAGTTTGTTTATCTATACCATAGATATTACGAGATTCAAACCCAGGTTCAATGACAAACATACGCTCACTAGCAATAGCAAGTTTATCTGCCATTGCCTTAACATCATCTTCGTCAATGGTTTCTTGATACAATGAAAACCCAGTAACATATTCAATGTAATCATTGTATACTTTACCACGAAATGAGTTACCCATAGTAGACATGATACCCCCAACCAAATAGTTAGGAACAAACAGGTCTTCATCCATGAGTTTAAACTTATCACCATTCCTGATACATGCGTAAGTGTCAAGACCCAAGGGAATCTACCTCCATAATTTCATCTTCAATTGCTTGAAGCTTGGTAATAATATCCTTAATTGGATATTCTTCTTGGTATTCTTCCATAGTTACCATGAGATCATTGAACTTCTTAAAGATTTCTTCCATTGTTATCCTTTACTAGGGCTTCAAGAATTACTTCCATGATTTTATACTCTGACTCAGCAAAGTCCATACTTGCGTTCCTAAGAATCTCGGAACTTGTTCTGAAATCCAAAGCTCCAATCTCATATCTATAGCCATCAACAAATGGCTTAAAGATATTATCGGTATTTTCCCCTCTTTCCTGGACGTTCCAGAATTTTTCTGAGTAAGAATGGAATGTATCACACAAGGCACAAGTGCCTTGGTATACCCAAAGCAAACCATACTTATCTTCCTTCTTCAGAAGATAGCAATGGGTAGTTTGGTACTCTCCTTCATAGGTATGGGCAATAACCTTGATACCCAGTTCTTTACAAACTTCATTAATTACTTGGGTGTATGAATTATACATTGCCATATACTCCTAGGTATACCTAGGTAATATTAATACTATAGTAATAATAATACCTAGGTTTAACCCCTAGCTATATACTAGGTTAAAAGGGGTAGCCTAGGGATTAACCTAGGCTACCCAGTTCATTCAGAACGGAAGAGGAACATTTTCCACAATGTTCACAGTCACACCCTCAACGAGGGGCGGGCGATCCAGCTTGGGGCTGGGGCGGCTGATCTTGCCCTTCAGGGCAGGAGCCTTGGGATGGGCAGCATTTTCGTTTGCCCAAACAGAAACGGGAACCTTAACGGTTTCCTGACCAATCGTGATGGTCACATAACCGTTAAACTTGGGGGCCTGGGGGTTGGTGGTATTCACCACCCACAGGTCAACTCGACACTGATTCACTGTCATTGTCACTATCCTCAAAAGTTTCTTCGGGAGCCATACCATATTCAGACATCAGCTGCTCCCATTCGCTGACATCATTCCAATTATCAGGCATTTGTGCCTCCTGAGAAAGACAGTCTACAGGTTTCCCCATAGACTGCCTAGTAACCCTATTAGCTTGCTCTAGGCCAGGGTGGGTTAGGTCCTTAGCCTAGGTTATTACTACCCCTTATTTACTTTATATCGGGGTCAGCCTACTATAGTAGGGTAACAGTTTGAACAAGCGGTCAGGACTGTTCACTTTACCTGACGTAGCCTACCCAGCTTTGTGGGACTGTTAGTAAACCAAGACGCTACAGTTTGTTGCGCAACAAAACCGTAGCCGCACTATGCCTAATTTCTATTTATACTCGCATAGTCGAGTAATCTAATATATGCCTTAGTATAAACCTTAGATTAGCGGGTTTATACTTATGATCCTGTCTAGTTGGATCCCAGGCGTATTACCACAGGGTAGACAACTCCCAGGGCGTTTACTGGATAGGTTGCGGCCTACCCAGTATCCTATTGCGGTCTACCGTCTACCGTCTGCAACGGCTCCGCCAATGAGTTTGTGAGTAGTTTCTAGTCATGCTCAGGACTACGAGTCGGGCAACCCGCATGCTGTCCTCTAGGACTATCCGGTTGCTTGCCCCGTTGTGTCATCGGTGTTGGCCGTAGTAGGCCTGTTCCTCCTGGCGGTAACACCTACACAGCTGATCAAGTTCTTCTACCCGCTTTTCGAGCTTCCTGATCTTTTCTGTAATCCCCACTGAACTGATGGGGAACTGCTTGACCTTTAGATACTGCTTGGAGGATCTAAAGGTCATCCCAAGGTCGTTGTTGTGGTCAATGACCACCTGCTCTCCGGGCTCAAAATACCGGTCGAACACAAACAACTTAAGTAGTTCCTCTCCCGAGAGTCCCTTTTCAACTACCAAGTACGGTCTAAGGGGAGCATCAGAATACTCCCCAATTTCGATTAGAACTAACATTTTATTCCCCTTTGATCAGTGCGGATACCCAAACTTGCGAAGACAAGTGAGAACCAACGCCATGATTACTGGCATTGCCACCAAGCAAGTGGGAATGACAAGAAACGGTTCGTTTGTCACAGCAAGGGTGACAAGAAGGAACCCCGTCAAGAATGCCGATAAGTACGCTATCGGCCAGCACACCTGGTACTTCATTTTTGACCTCTCTTTGGAAAGAAATGAGGTTTTAACTAGGTTATCCTCTACCTAGGCCAATAATCCAAACCGTAAGTACTTGCCTGTGACATAGGCTTTCCGTAGCTGTATTCCCTGCAAGGCAATACAGCGGTTATTATGTGTGTCCCCCTATTTATATACCGCCTAGGGGAGGTTGCTTGCGGTTCTATGGTGGTTGCAGCCACCGTTATACCCCGTTTGGGGTATTAGAAATCGCCACCCGTAGGTTTCCCCAGGGGTGGGAGGATCTGGATTTACTGTCCCAGTTCAGCCAGTTGGTTCTGGATTACCGTCGCCTTGGCCACAGCTGCGGAGATTGTGGCCTCCGTAGCCTTGGGATTCAAGATGACTCCTCCAACCAAGCCGTTGAGCTTGAGCTTGAGCCTGTCCTGTTCCGACAGGGCCTCGCGCCGGGCTTGGCGAGCTTCCGCCTTGGCGAAGTGCTCGCTCACGTTGGTGGTGATTCCGAGGGAAGCCAGAGCTTCCTGTCGGCTCTTCAACTCTGCATCAGACAAAGGCATGAATGCCTCCTTGTATTGGGGATGGTTAGGGGTATGCAACAAGCACAACCAAAGCCAACCCCGACAATGAAAACTTCCGTTTTCACCCACGACACACGAAGTGTGGCGCGAGCTTTAGGGTATTCGTGGGAAAAAAGCAGGTACACCCAGGTTCATGGGTAAATTTCGGTAAATCCCATTAGAAGCCAGGTAGATTTGGGGCTACCGCAGGGCCTTTTAGGTATTCCGTGGCTTCCTAGGGCATCCTAGGCCCCTTAGCGTAGGCCCAGGTACTCAGGCTACCCACCATCTAGGTACAAACCGTAGGCCCCCTACTGTAGAACTAGTTAACATCTAGGTACTACTTGGGGTACTGGTAGGTACGGATGGGTAGGTACAGGTTACCAGGGGGTAATAATAACCAAATAGAAAACCCCCCAGGTATTACCTAGGGGGTAGGGAGAACGGAACATCAGACCAGAACAGTGAATTCTGGCATGCGATGACCGTTCTTGGAGGGAACGATGCGGTGAGCCGGGTACTCCAGTTCCACGGCACGCTTGTTCCATGCCGCTGACCAGTAGGCTTCTGCTTCTGCGGGAGTCTGACCCCATTCTCGCAGGCAGGCAGTCAGGTTCCGTTCCCGGCACGGAGCCAGAAAGAACCTCGACCGAAGCACCAACCTGCCTTCGGCCATCCAGGGAGGAGTGGACCCGCTAGGGTCACGGCTGATGGTAACCCCATTGCTGAGGTACACCCAACCGTCCAGATCCGCTCCGTAGCGGGTCTGCATCTCCTGGTGGATCTTGACACCGAACCCCATCTGGATAATGTCCAGGTGGGTGAACTTCGTGCGGTGTCCACGCACGTCCACGCGCCAGCTGGTGGAGTTGGTCCACACCCGATAGGCGTGTTCCCCCGTGCTGAAGAACATGGGGGCGGAACCCTTGGTAGGGACGAACTCGACTGAGCCAAGCACAAACTGTGAAGTTGTCATATGACATCTCCATATACTAGGTTTAAGGTTATTGGGATACAAACCTAGATAAACTTTCCCATAAGAAATCCCCCCTAGGGATTACCTAGGGGGGAAGTTGCGGGTAGTATCAGCGGAAGATGTTCTTGGCAGCAGAAACAAACTGCTCTTCCGTCACGTCCTCAGTGATGTTGGGGAACAACTTTCCCAACTCTTCCTGAAGGACCTGACGGTAGTTGCCAACACACTCGCGGTACATATGACGAGTGTACACTTCCTGCACCGTCCTCAAGGCTGGACCAATGCGAACAGTGATCGCATCGTGCCGCGTGGTCGCCACCTGTCCATCCATCTCGTTGATGGTGTTAGTCAGGACATTGCCATCCTGACAAGTGGTAACTGCAACCAAGGACCCGTTCGGGGTATCAACCCGATTGGGTTCTCCGCTGTCTGACCACGGCACAACAGGCCCGTTGTCATCAGTGAAGCCCTTGGTGAACGGAGCCATACGCGGCTGGAAGCGCGTAGGCCATCCGTTCTTCTTGCACAGATCCAGCACCGAATGAGGCAGGGACACGGAGATCTGAGGCAGATCCCGCATCTTGGTAGCCTCATCAACCGGGAACCATGAGAGCGCGGGTGCGATCTTGAAGTGAGGGAACGTAATCCCACCGTAGGTGTATGAGAACACCTCCTCCTTCGCCTTCTGGTGAGCCAACCACAGGTCACCAAACTTGAACAGCTTGCTGTCGTAGCGAAGGGCCGCGTTCACCGACATGGCAGAAACAGATGCTGCCAGTTCCTTGATCTTGGACTGGGGCCAGTCCTTGATCAGCTCCAGACCAGAGCGGAGCTTGTCAACCTTGATCACAGCATTTGCAAGGTTGAACGGAGCGAGGACAGAACCATCCTCGTCCTCCAGCTCTCCGCCCATCCCGTAGAGGAACACCTGGCCCAACACACGCCCGGTGTAGTTCGTCACGGTAAGGACATTCTTAGCCCACTCGCGTGAACGAACAAACGACTCAACCTCTGACGGCACGATGCCAAGGCACTCCGTAATGCCTTCGTAGACCTTCCGACCCATCATAACATCCCGACAGGTGCGGCTCCCACCGATGGCCAAGGAGGTAGCCACCGGACCCTGTGCATGGGCATCATATCCAATATGCCCATGAGACACGCCGGAAGCAACAGCGTCACTGATGTGGTAGCAGTTTTGGATGAACCGCAGCACGTTACGCTTCTTGCTTCCAACTGACTTCAGCTTGCCGATTGGGTTGGAAAACAAACCCAGAGCAAACTCGCGGTCAGTTGCCACGCGGAACATCTCTTCCCGCGTGACACCGTACTCCTTCTCGACCAGGGTAGACCACAGCTCAATGTCTTCCTTGGTGACAGGGTTGCCTTCTGCTAGCTGATAGAGAGCGCACACATCTCCATCGTACATCGTGGGCAGAACCAGACCGTCGCGGTTGTACGCATAGAAGCGACCGCCACGACGATCTGACGAGTGCCAGAACTTGATCTCGCTTCCCGAAGGAAGCTTGGCCAGGTTCTCGATCTGCCACTTGGCAAGGTACTCCATCAGGAACACAGGTTCAATCACGGTGTTTGAACGACCGTTGTGAACCACCTCATAGGGCTTCTTGCCCAGCAGACAGGCAGCATCAATGGCCAGGTTGAACATGCGCTCATCGCGCACCCAGGTAACCTTGTCCATTGCGGCCATGCCACTTGCGTGGCTAGACCAGCTGCGACACTCAGGCATGAGCTTCAGGATGTCCTCAGCCTGCCGCCGAAGCGTCCAAGCCTTGAACACCTGAGATCCACCGCGAACAACCTCGCAGTGCATCTTGTAAGCTCCCGTTGACAGCATCTTACCAATGATGCCGCCAACAACTGAGAACGATGCCGGGTCGATCCCCGCAAGGACCGCATCCGGCTGAATGAGTGTCACCAGGTCGTGAACAGTGTACTCACCCTTACCCAAGAATGGAATGTTCATTGGGTGGTTTCCTCTCTATAAGAAGGAGTTAGGGCTTGACTTATATAGCTCTAGCCATGAGCTTGCCCAACAGTTGGGCTTGGGTTACATTTAACCCATAAAGAAATCCCCCTAGGTTTTATCCTAGGGGGAAAGAGGAGGATTCAATCGCCTTAAATCTCGTTAAAGATTCGGCGATAATTGCCAGTACCTCCGCCGGTGTCGTAGAGCGTAACGCTCCAAACCTCTTCGTAGGTTGGGGCACGCTGACCCAGGTAGTCGCAAATCAAGGAATTTCCGTTAACCGACCTAAACTCAAATCGCGACATTGTGCCACGCTTGTAGTAAAGGACATTGTGAAGCCAGTCAACAGAGTTCTCTTGATTGTAGGACTCAAGAAGAGCGGGAACTTCTTCCGTCAAGGGACCTTCCACGCCAGGACGCGGGAAAACTTCGCGTCCGCCAAATGAGGAAAAGGAGACAGGACACAAACATTCTGTTCCCTTAGTGTCCCAAATCTGGTCGGTAAATGCATGCCCAATAGCACACACCGCCTCCCAGCGAACAAGCTTGGTGCTGATCTTCATACCACTAACCTTTCTGGTCCATAGGACCTAGAGTTCACTGAGCCCCAGTGATAGGGTTAGGTAGTAAGTCTACCCATAAAAAAATCCCCCAGGGATTAACCTGGGGGACTTGGTCACCACGGGTTGCCAATGATGGCCAGGGGCTGATGCTCTTTAATGAGCTTAGCCTTTGCTGCATCTTGGCTATTCGCCGTGATGGTCACAGTAACTTCGTTACCGTGACGATCCACAATCCTGAAGTTATACTTCATGTGGAATCTCCTTTCTGGGTATATACCCATAAAGAAATCCCCCTAGGTTTTATCCTAGGGGGAATGTGGTTCAGTACTCAGCTGTTGTTCTTAACAACTGTCAGAGTGACTGAAAGGTCATCCTCGCTACGCCACGCATAAGCAACAAGGACGCCGTCACCAAGCTCATTGCACTCCCACAGCTCCCAGTTGCGATCCGAACAGGTGTATGCTGCGTTAAACAGCCACTGAAGAGCTTCGTACCAGTTCTTTGTCTTGAGCGGGCGGTATTCCCACTCCTGTCCGTGGATGTAAGTGAATCGAGTTTGATTTGCCACAGTACAAACCTTTCTGGTCCATAGGACCTAGAGTTCACTGAGCCCCAGTGATAGGGATAGGTAGGGAATCTACCTGGGAAAAAAACAACCAGAGAATTATTAGTTCTCTGGTTGCTTTGTTTGATTGGGGGGGGGATAGAGGGGGATATCCACCCTCTAATTCCTTACATAACCCCTCAGAAATTTCTGACCCCTAAGTCGATTTACTTCAGTGAGTCTGGAGCTTTAATTGGTGTTGTTGCTTCTTTTTGTAGAGATGAACTTGTGCTTGGCTTAGGTCCAACCATGACTTCGCTGGTAGAGGTTGTTTCTACTGGCTTCTCTGGTACTGGAGTTTCTGGAGCTGTTAGACCTAGGTTTGGCATTTGTTTCTTTTTAAACTGATGCATGTATTGCTGAAGTTTATTATTCATTTCAGTTTGATACAATGACTTAAGTATAGCCTGTGCTATATTGTTTGGCGTAGGTAGTTGCATGTTTTCGTATTCAGCATAAGCTGTAGCAAATGCTGTATTCATTGGTCTACCTTCGCTATTGCGTCTTCCAGAATCAAAGGAACCCATTGTTTGTTTCTTTGCTTCTGTAGCTAGGCCCTGATTAATTAAAGTTTTAAACCAAGCTTGATTTAGAATTGGTAGTAAATATAATCCACCATTGTAAGCTGACTTAATTCTTTCTTCATCTGACTGTGCATTGATAAAGGTATTGGTATTGGTTGCTAGGTTCTTTAGTAATCGTACCATAGCAGTAACACCTAGCGGTGCAATCTCTGGTTCTAATCCCTTGTTACCAGCAACTGTATCTGCCAAGAACAAGGAAGTATCCAACAAGAAGTTGCCCTGTAAAGTAAACATGGGGTTTCTTACTGCTGCTTTAGCAATAAGTTTAATTGTCTTTTCAGATGGTTCACCCCTTAGTAATCTTTCAATTTCGTCCCCAGCAAGGAACCCGCTGGCTGCTGCAAGCATAGTTTGATACATGATATCGGTAATGGTGTATACCAACATGAGTCCAGCCATCTTTGATGTAGACATTCTGGCACTGTTTCGTAGTAACATCTGACCAGCAAATAGAATTGAATATGATCTATACAAGCTTAAGAACTTGCTTAATGGGGAGTCATCTGTTACACCATCAAAAGCTGAAGAAGATATTAATGACTGTTTAACTGCCAAGTCTTGGAACTTTTCAATAGCTCCTACAGCTTGTATTAGCATTTGTTTATTTACGGTAACACCATCTACATTAACGCTAAAGTCTTTATCAAGATCTAGGATTTTGTCCATATACTGAGAAATACTAATTGGTCCTGATTGCTTTAAGAACTTAAGGCTTTCGATAACCCCAACCTCAAACATACCAGCAGCTTTCATTCGTAGGATTGTTTCAGGTGAAGATAGCTTTCTAAAACCGTTGTTCTTTAGCTTCTTCATCAGAGTTACATATCCTCTATAGTTACCAGATTCCAATTCACCATCAATAAGCATACGTCTTACTTCTTCTAGGTTGTTAGTATTTAGTTGTCTATTGAGTTGTACTAATGCAGTTTTAGCCAAAGCTGTTCTTGCAGAGATAGATGTTGACATATTTAGTGCTTGGTTAAAGCTTAAGAATCTACTAGCCAGTCTTCCGGTTTTTCTAGTAAAGTCTACTTCACCATATAACTTTTCCCATGACTCAACAAAGTTACTGTTAGTATCCCAGAGTATTTCTGCAAAGTCGGCAAAGTCACCACGAACCTGGGTTTGTTTCCATCCATCACTAAATGCACCAAAGCTTAATCTAAGTACATCTCCAATGTATCTGCCATAGAAACCAAGTACACCACCAGCACCGCCCAGCATCATAGCACCAACAGCTGCTGCTGAAGAGTCTACAAGAATACCAGCGGCAATCTGGTTACCACCCCAGATTAGGTGGGCAGCTTGTGTTGTAAACTTAATTGCATTCTTACCAATGGCATCACCAGATACGGCAGAACGCATGTTCCACATATACTGATACTTGTGCTCCAATACTGTTAAGGCATCACTAAGTAACTTGACTTCTGCTTGTGATAGGGGTTTAGCTCTTACGCCTTGTTCGGTTCTTTCAAACTGACCCTGTGATATATGAGATCCAGTTGGTCTATTGGCTCCATCAACATATGCCTTTAGAATCCTAATTAGTTTAAGAACATCATACCCCTGTACCCCAGTCATCTTGTAAATCAATGAACTTGATACAGCTTGCTGACCTAGGCCAGATCCAATTGATTTAATAATAGATCTTATGTCTCTGGAGAAGCCACTACGGATAGATCTCATTTCTTCTACGCCTAGTACTTCAGTAAAGTTATCACCAAAGATATCATCTACTGTTAGGTTAATGTCATCCTTATAAGTAATAGCAGCAGAAGAACCAATAGTATTTAAGAAGTCTATTGCTAGTAGTTCTGGAATTGTATTTGTAGATGCACTAAAGATATTTCTTTCTTCTTTGATCTTAATTGGGAATCTCTCAGAACGCATAGCTTGAAGCTTTGCTTTCATATTAGGTGGATTGCCAATATCAGAAGTAATGGTATTCTTTATTGCATTCTGGATTATCTTTACCTGTTCTGGGGTAATACCGGAAGAATGGGCTGTAAGCAATCCAGTTACAGTAGCTGTTCTACTGGTGCTTGCTTCTAGTAAAGCCTTGTAGCCTTTCTTTAAATCTTTCAATGCAACCGAGTTTCCAACAGTTGCACCCGATCTAATCAGATCCTTTTTAGTTGCTAGATCAACAGATCCTTCTTTAACTTGAGCAGCATAAGAAAGAATAGAGTTAAATATAATAGCCTCTACTGAATTTGGATTAGTAGATCCACTTGCGTTTCTTTCAATAAAACTAATAAACTCTTGTTCTGAAGACATGTCTGATGAGTTAGATGTCTTAAGTGTTGGTAACCCGGAAGTCAACATAAATGTAACCGGATGTACTCTATCAAGATCTTGTAACTGTGAAAGTTGTTTTGCTCTGATTAAAGAAGATACAGATTGAATAAACTGCGTTCTTCTTGTTTGATAACCAGCTTTATTCTTTTCTTCTCTAAACTGATCAATATCTAACTTAAATGCAAGGTAGCTATCATGGAATGGTCTTGATCTATCTTTTAGATTAGCATCTGTAATTATTCCATGTAATAGTTCTGAAGACTTACGATATGTATCTCCAAGTCTACGGATAGCAGCTTGTTCCTTTTCATTGAATGAAGGATCAATCTTACCGCTGGCTAGGTAACTAAATGACTCTAGGATAATATCTCCAGATCTATTAGTTGCGCCTGGTACTGGGATTGCTGAAGAAAACTCTGAAACAATTTGGTTATAAACAGAAGATACTTGATTAACCAATAGATTTACTTGGTATTGGTTTTGTTTAATACCATCCAATCCACCGTTACCTTCAAAGTATGAATCTACTGTTTGTGCTTCGGCATCAATTAAGTGCGCTAATGATACAATAATACCAAAGGCAGAGTTATAGGTTTGGCCAGATTGATTACCAGTTACAAGATAAACAGAAGTAGAAATCTTCTGTAGTGTTTGGATTAATCTATTTCTTGCATGTCCATCGTCTTGCATAGACACAGTGCCTGAGAATAGATTCATCATTTGTCTAGCTAGATAAGCAGCTGTACCTGGGCTATCGACACGCTTGCCACGAATTTCTGACAGCCTTCTAATAATATGATCTGCCAGTACAATCTCTTCTTCTGTTGTTTCTGCATAATCAAACTCACGACCTACAACATCATTTCTGTTGCGTAGCCTAGTTAATGTATCATAGTATAGTTCATCAGAGATACCTAAGTGGTCTACATTGTTCTGCCACTTATCTCTAATAGAGTCTAGTTCTCGTTTAACTCTAGCATATTCTGCCGAGTTTGGATCCAGTGTACTAAGCTCTTGAGTTAATCTTCTGTACTGATTCTGATTTCTTTCTTGCTCTTCAAGATAAGTAGTACGCTCAGCCAATGTTGAACCGGGATTATAATATACATCCGCATTTGAGATAATAAAACTTTCTTCAAGTACATCATCATATACAGCTTTGTCTTCCATTCTAAGATCTGAAGTAGCATCAAAGAATCCGTTAAAGACTCTGTTTACTTTGTCGGATACACCAACAAATCTACTACCAGTCATTTCATCTAAGAATGTAACTAGATTATTTACAAAGTATTCAATGGATTTAAAGGTTCTCTTCCACCAAGAATTAACCTTACTAGCTATATTGTTTTCTTCCTCTATAGTCTTTAGCTCAACACGATCTTTACCCATTGCTCTTGTAATAAGCATTTGGCTTCCCCACATAACCAAAGCTTCTTCCAAGTTTTGTTGATAGTAAGAAACTAGTTTAGTGATTTCATTTCTAGTTAGCACCCCACCAGCAAAAGCATTAGTAACCATTTTTTCTATTGCTTCTTGCCCGGTGTCTGTCATTAAGCTTTCAATTGCTTCTTCATAACCAATCCTATCTCTAATCTTAGAATAGTTTAAAGCAATATGAGATAGCTCATGTGCTATTACTTCAATAGCTTGTTCAGTTGTTTTGCCAGCAACTGCTGCTTTAATTGTATCTGGAGACTTGGCAAAGACAATATTAAATACATCGTTAACCTTACGGATTTTAGCTAATCTATTTCCTTCAACACTATCTATGCTAATAGTCAAGTGACCTTCAAGTTCTGGATGCTTATGTAAAATAAATCCAACCATAGCTCTATACATCTGTTCTGTCAATGCATCCAACCCTAAAGACTTAATTTGATTATTTAATTGTTCACCTGAATTTACAAATGTAGACAAGAATATTGTTTCATTGCCAAACTTATTGGCTGATTCTTTTGGTCCAGTTCCATAGAATGAAAGACTTAATTGAGAATCTTCTTTTAAGTTTTTAATAGAGTGAGAAACAGCTAGTCTAACTTTATTCTGTTGTTCTGCATTTAGTTTTTTACCTTTTTCTTCCTGATTAGCAATAAACCGAACAGTAGCATCTAGTTCATTTAGTTGATCAGTTGGAATATCTAACTGCTGTAAGAAAGCTCTAACTGGTGTATAAAACTCATTAGACTGTGGATCTGTAATGCTTCTAACTACATTTAGAATAATTTGGATATCACTAGTTAAAGCATCAACCTTAGCTTTTGAAATACCCTCTCTACTAAACGTGTAATCAACAAGAGCTCTAATAGCATTGAGTTCCATTGTTGGCTTTGATATAGCCAATGAAATAATTGGAAGTAGTTGTCTAATCTCTTGAGCATTATTATTTAAAGTACTGTTAATAGTATTTAAAGCAGACTTAAGATTGTTATTTTCAGCAATTGCTATAGCTCTTTGAAGTGGCATAAGCAAAGCTAGTTCATATGCTTTTACAGTAAATGGTGTAGATCGACTATCTAAATACTTAGTAGAAATTAGATTAAAGTTTTCTTTAGCTAAGTATCTAATAGAGTCTAAGATTTCATACTGAACATTATATCGAGCATCATACATACCACCATCTAAAGTATACAGTGGAGATAGTCCAGCATGAAGAGCCGAGAAAACTGTAGCTTCATCGGCTTTTAATTCTCTAGCCCCATTGTAATATTCTAATGTTCTTTGCAGATTGCCACGCTCTAGGTTTGATTTCTTTTGACCAATTGATTTATTAGTAGCATAAGCAAGTTCAGCCTGGTTTAGTATAACAGAGTTTCGTAGCGCAAGTAACAATGAGTTTAACATTTCTGGTGTGAACGCATACTTTGTTTTACTATCATTAACATTTACTTGTGGAACTGGACCAATGGCTGTTTGAATATCCATTGTATTAGGTGTTGGTGTATCTACAACAAGTTCAGCTGTATTTTGATACTCATTATAAAGTACATATAGTCCTACGGATCTTATGTCAGCTTCTGTAAACTCTGGTCTACTTAGAATTTCTGGTAGCAATGTAACTGCTGCGTTTGCTGGAATTGATTCCGGTATTACCTGACCAGCAGGATCAAACTCGACACCAGCAATATTTCTAGCCTTGACAAGTTCAGTGGCTACTTGTTTTACTTTTGTTAGGTTGTAAAGAATAAATACAAGGTTAACAGCATCCATAGCTTGTACGGTTACTGGTAGTGTTCTTGTGTTTTCGTCAATAGGTTGCGAGTCGGGTCCTGCTACTCTAGTTCTTGATGAAACAGTAAGACCATACTTAAGACTTCCTAATTGTTCTGATGCATCAGACAACATTGTAAGAAGGTTGTAATATGTGGGACTTCCACGCATGCCCTTAAACATCTTTGGATTAAACCCACCAAAGTAATTAAAGTCTAGCTGTGTTACATCCTTATCCATTGTATTGTGTTGATACTCAATGATATCAAACATGGATGTTAAGAACTTTGATACACCTAAGTTATATTCAGATACTAAAGTATTTTCATCTGCATTATAAACCTTACCAAGTTTTCTTAGTAGTGGGTAACCACCTCGGACATGAGCCATTCTAATGAAATGAACAGCAGCCCAGTTTTCTCTACCTCGCGGTAAGAGATGCATTAATCCATTTTGCTTTGCAAACCTATAAAGTCTGCTTTGAATTCTAGCTTGCTCAACGGCAAGTTTAGTTGATACATCTGTTAGATTAGTAAGTAAACCCAGTGACATAAGTTCTCTTGGAACATATGGTAAAGATTCTGGGTTTACTGTATGAGTGTAACCTATAGCTTGTTCTGGAATAATATCTGTTACAGAACTTGGTGCTTTATTCTTCTTACTTGCCCTTACCCAGTTTTCATTTTCTTTATCAATACGGCGTTCAATAGCCAATTCTGCTAAAGCGTAAATAGGTAGATCTGTAATATCAATATCGGCAGTCTTGGGTCTAAATGCAAATATACCCATCTTTTGATTAGACTCTTCAAATGCTTTACTGGTATCCCCAATAACTCGGGATGGAGAAGCAAGGTATCTTAATCCCTGCTCTAGTAGCAAGCCGCGCTTACGGGCTTCTTTAATCCAGTTCTTGGCGTTAGGTCTTGCACCACCGGGTGTAACAACGGATTCAATCTGAGCCTCTGCCTGGGCTGTTCTTAGGGTTTCTATACTACGCCGTCTGGCATAGAATTCTCTTTCCTTTTTACTAATGCGCGACCAATCTTCTAGGAATCTTTCAGGTGTCTCTAAAGTTTTATCATTATAGTCATTAGCCATATACTCAGTAGCCAACCGTAATTCATATTGCTGTAGGACTAATTGAGTAATGTATCTACGGGCTTCTTCTGGATTTTCTCTTGCTAGTCTAGCAAAAGAAAACTCGTCAATTTCCCATAAAGCTGTAGTGTTTACATCGGCTGGATCAAAAGGAGCTGGGGTAGCAACTTGAGAATAAGAAGGACCCTGGTATGAAATACCAGATGGTGTTGTGTACATACGACCACCAGCCAAGTCTCTGGCTAAACTCTGGAAGAAAAGATAGTTCCCAGAATTACCAAGATAGTCATTTACATTAACACCAAACTCTTCTGTAGCTTCTCTAATAGCTTCTTCTCTAATCCTAAGTGGTGTTCTATTAGCAGTGTTTATAGCAGCCAATAGCGGTAAGTCTTTCCAAGCCTGGGGATCTCTACCCATAATCTCAGCTAGCTTAATATATTCTCCACGGGTTGTAAGAGTACCACCCTTAGTTCTTACATACTCTCGACCCGCGTTAATTCGGTCAGCCCACAATTTAGCAAGACGTTGTTTCTTATTATTAATAGCTGACTCTAAAGATCCAAACTGCATAATATCACTAGGTTTTACCAACATTCTTGCAGCTGCATCAATACGAAGATTGATAAGATTAGTTAGTGTTGTATCATCAATGATACCGCGACCAAACTCTGTAGATCTTCCCATTTCTTCAAGAACTGCATGATGTCTTTGTATACCATCTTTGTAGAAAAGTTTTTTGTTCCACTCATCTAGTTGTTGTTTTAGTTTAGTTCTACCTTCGACCGAAATATTTATTGTTTCGTCTATTAACTTAATTAATCCAATAACGCCGCTAAACTCAGCATCCTTTAACAAAAAATTAATATCAGCATTGTTAATAACAATAGATGGGAATGTTTCTTTAAACTCTGGATCTTGAGTTTTTTCAAATAGAGCTTGTGAAATACTAGGAATACCGCCCTGATACAAACGAGGTAATACAGCAGCTTTAAAGAAATCTCTAAAGGTTCTCTTAGATCCTGTTTCATCCATGCTGTTTAAAATAGCATTCCACTTTTCTAATGAATCAAACTTAGCTTGTTCATCTTTAGTTAGCGGTGCTGTTTGTTTTCTTTCAGATAGTTTAACATACTGCTCTGCAATATTCTTTTGGACTTGAAGAGATACTTGAGTATAAAAGTCATCCTTGTTAGCATCTACAGTTGACCACCATTCAGAAAGATTTAGATTTTTTATAAGGTTTGCTACACCTCTAGTACCTACGTCGTTTGGAATATTGTAAGCCAACATTAACATTAACATGTGGTGAATACCGTTAAAGTCAAAGTCAAAGTAATCTATATTCTTTAATTGCAGTTTACCAGCTTGAATACCCTTAGCTGTTTCTTCAAGTGATGTTTGAATAGCACCATCAGTAATACCATATGTTTGATACCAACCCAACTGAGCTACAAGTTGACCGTTGATAATTGATCGTGCAGACCAAGCACCAGGTGATGCTTCTAGTCTGGAGAATTTTAAACTCTTACCATCATTATCTACAACTACTTTTGTTCTTAAGAATACAGAGTCATGCACTACAGCAACACCAATTGCTGGTAAGTCTAGTAAGGTTTCTAGAGTTCTATCTAGTGTATCTTCAATTGTTGGAAGCTCATTAAATAACTGTCTGTTATTTACCGTAGGGGTAATATCGGGAATTATTGTTGTTGACTTAGCTAATACAGAAACTCTACGCATATACTCAGCCCCACGAATGTCGGCTAGTTTCTTTCGTAGTTCTTCTTCTGACAATCCTTTGTATCTATCACCGTTTAGAATATGGTTTATTCTTTGCCGTAAAGCCCAGTCATTGTATACTTCTTCATATTGCTTAAGAGATATTGGAGCAAACATAGATACATTTTTTCTATGTGGTTGTCTAACTTTTATAGACTCAGATAGATTCTTTGCATTGTTTTCCAGGTCATTCATTGTAGATAGTGGAGTAACAAATGCTTGCTCTTCAATAAATCTAGAATCCATAATACCATCTCGCCTACCCATTGCAATCTGAGCTATAGCATATCCTACATTCCAAGCAGGAGCATAATCAGTATTACCATTACCAAAGTCTGTTATAGCTTTTGCTTTAACTGATGGCAAGATTACTTCGTTAATAAAAGCTTTAATGTAGTCTGCTTGGGTTTCTGATCCAGTCTTTTCTCTAAATCCATACTCAACAATCTTTTCATTCATTCGAGAAACTATCTGATCGGCTGGTACTTTATCCCCTGCCATATCTAAGTAGAACTGATTAAATGCTTCAATTACTGCTGCTTCATACTGAGACTCAGCTGTTGTACTGGTAGTTGCTTCAATATATTTTGGTTCGCCTTCAATGATTGAAAGAATAAACTTTGGTTCTCCATCAGAACCAAGTAAAGCTTTCTTTGCTTCAATACCAGCTTGTCTATGTGTTCTCATTAACTTCATCTGAGTAACAAGAACTTCTTGTTCTTTTTTAGTAAGTCTTTCGGCTTCTTTAATTAAAGTTTCTCCAACTACAGCTGTATCTGGATCTGCTCTTAAAGATAAAGACATATGCAATAGCAACTGATCTCTAACTGCCTCTGTATTAAATAGCAGTCTAGATGTTCTTTCAGCATTATTAGATTCACCAACAAAGTTATTTATTGCTGGTTGTACTCCAGGTGCATTGTACTCTGAAAAAAATCCATTAAAGTTACTATTTGTGTTACTGTGGAAAATAGCAAGTTGCCACGTTTGAAGTGGATTACTTAAACTTAAATTTACAGTACTCTTATCTACATTGTTTACATTAACAGTAAGATTTCGTGATGGGTTTGATTTTAGGTTTTCAATAATCTCAAATACCAAATCAGAGTCGTTTCTAGAATACTCTAGTGCCTTTAAAGTTTCTTCTTCTGTTTTTGCTGCAAGTAAAAGATCTACTACACTTGTGCCAGTTACGCCTTTAATCTTTCCTCGACCAAGTGTTGCTGTTGCAAGGTTGTCTAAATTAACAGTAGCTCCATATTGCATCTTAATCCAAGCGTACATATCGTATGATCTTAAAGCAACCCGAGCGGCTAGATTTGATGATTCTTCTGTACCGATAGATTTAGCAATACGAGCTAAATCAAATCCAACATTATTAAATCCAGCAACCTTCCATCCCATATTTTGCATTAATTCTAAAGAGCGTAAGAATCGCAGTAGATCTTCTTTTGAATAAGCAGTAAAGTTACCAATAGAACCCTTAGCTGGATTTGAAACAAGCTGTTCAATAGAAGGATCAAGTCTTTCTTCTGTTGCTGAGTGTCTAATAGAAATCATAAAGATCTCATCACCCCTTGTTTCAATATCAAATGAAATAACTCTATCCCAGTTTCTTGCGTACTCATCTGGGTTTGCTACTTCAGGTAAACCCTTAATTGCCCTTGGATCCATACCTAAATTAGCAAAAGCTTTTTCTAATGCTGGCGGTACAGGTAAGCTAGATAAAGCCGGAGCTGTTAGTCGTGCTACAGATGTTGCAGTTACAACAGCACTACTAAAATAGATGTCTGGATTTAGTAGGTGTAACTGTGGTCCTAGGGCTGCTAAAACCATATCTCTTGACATGTGCTCTGAGAACTGTGGTAGTTTTCTCAGTGTTTCTACACGCTCTAAGGCTTGCTTTAACATTACATAAAGCTTCTTAAAATCAGTGCCTTCTTTAAACTCTTTAATCTTTTGTTCTCTAGTACTAAGAGTTTCTTCCTTAGCTTTGCTGGCTGTTCTAGCCTTTGGCATAACAGTATCGTTATTTACCTGGTCTTCGTTTTCAATATCCATGTTATTGCTAGCTGCTTTTAGATTATCTGCTAACATTTGATCTTCTGGTGAAAACTCAAAACCTAAAGCAATGCCATTTGAAAAAGCCTGATCTATTGCTAGATTAGCTAATGTATTAAAGATAGAAGATAGTGTATTGTTATCTAGTTCAGTGCTTCCCTTTAAGGACTTTGCTTTTTCTTTTGGATTAACTTTATTGTGGGTATCAATAATTAATTGATCAATAGAAACACCCAAGTCTCCAATTACTGCTTTTAGTTCTGCTACAGTAACTTTGCCGCCCTTTTCTTTTCTAATAGCATCCAACAAAGCCTTACTTGTATTAAGCACCTGAATACCCTGTTTGGCTAATTCAAACAATTGCTTATCATGTTCTAGGGTATTACGAGAATCAATTAGTTCATTTAGAGCAAGGCGGTATGTAGATGAGTTTTTATCAATCTCAGAACTAAGTTCTTTAACTGCTTCATATAGAGATATTTGACCAGCTGAGTCTGCTTTCTGTTGCTTTCTAAATGCCTTACTTAATAAGATTTCATTTGTTTTTGTGGTAGTTTCTTTGACATTCTCATCAATCTTTTTTTGAATTTCTTTTTTCTTTTCTGGGTCTGTTTCTCTTTGAAGCTCACCAACTAAAGCAAATCTAGTATTGTTTAGTTGTTTAATTGTCTCATTGTTTGAAGCCTCAAATTCATAAGACGCATTAACAGCATTAAGTAAAGCTTTAGTTTTTTCTAGTCTACCTTCAAACTCTATGTTCCTAATAAATCTACCAGCATTTCTATTCTGATTTTCGGTTGCTTCTATTTTTCTAATTAATCTATTAAGTGTTCTTGCTTCTTTAATTTTACCTTCACTAAGGAACTTACTCTCTAGCTTTCTTAGTTTTTTCTTTAGTTCTAGAGTTTCCTTTGTTTTGAATCCCTCGGCAATAAGTACTTTACCTTCCATATAAGCTTGCCACTTAGACCATAAAAAAGTAAATTCAGACAGATCATCATTAGTAACTTTAGTTATATCACCCCTAGCTCTTCTAAACTTTGAAATTAGTTTATTAAGCTTATCAATATCTGAAGTTGTAAATAAAGAATTAGTAAGGGTTTTTGATACCAAGTCGGCAGATGCATCGGTTTCAACAGACTTTTCAAATAAAGAAACAACAGTATCAATTGTTTCAGGTTCTGCACCACTTGACTTTAATTCTTCTCGTATCTTGTTTAAAACCTCTTCGCTGCATTTGCCCATTTGTATTCTCCTTATTTACATGCGTCTTTGTATTTTTGTAATATATTATTGAATAGATATACTCTATCAATAGTCTTTAGTCTACCAATAATTTCAGTAAGCACGGCTTCTGGGGTAGATTCTATAACCTCGGTTGAAGGTGCTACAGCAGGTTCAGCTGCTACAGTTTCAATAGCTTCTTCTGTTATTGGAGCAGCCTCTGTTACAGGGGCAGCTTCAACTGCTGGAACTACTTCAGCTACGGGAGCGGCTTCCATTGCTGGTGCTGCTGGTTGGCTGACAGAAGCCGCAGCAACGCTTAAAGCCCCAGCTGTAGCCACACCAAGATCACGGGGAAGGCCGGACTCTACCTCAGATTCTGCCATTGCTTGTATTACTTCTGGAGCTGAAGCACCTAAGTCAGTAGCAACTTGTTGCATTTCTTCGGGAGATAGTAGTTCAGTTGTTGCAGCTACGGTTGCTGATGGATTGATTAAACCCAATAAAGTTTTAACTCTTTCTCTCTTACCTTTACGCCATTCGTAAAGCTTTGTAGCTAACTCTTCTGCTGACATGTTTTCTACCGTCTTAGCTGAACTTTGTAATGTTTCTAGTTCCGAGGTTTTAATAGCAATCTTAGAAGTCCTATCATCTATTTCTACTTGAAGAATATCTTTTTCTACTTGAGAAATCTTTTTTGATCTTTTGGCTAGTTGTTCTACAAGATCTAGTTTTTGATCTTCTAAGTCTGATATTTCTTTTTGTTTGGTTTCAATTTCTGGAGTACTTCTAAACTCACGATTAAATTGTTCACGCTCAATGCTGTTCCAGAGATTAAAGATTCTTTCCTGTGTATCTGGATTAACTCTAGAATCGCTAAGCATAGCAGATAATAGCATATTAGATACATACATATCTTGATCTTCGTCTGTTAATACTTCAGTAGATCCACTATCTTGCAGTTCTTTTTTCTTTCTAGCAAACTCTTCTTTAGCTGTTTTCAAGGTGGTGTTGGCTTTTTCTGCACTTAGTCTACTAGTAGCTACACCCCAAGCAGCTGCTGTTCTAAAGTTTAGGGTTGGATTTTTTGGGTCAATAACACCAGCAGTACGCATAGCATACATCATAACAACTGAATCAGTATATAACTGTAATTCATAGTTATTCATATCGCCCATGTTACCAACTCTAGCTAAAGATGCAGAAGCTTTTAGTACTTCTTTTAGTTCTGTTGGAAGCTTTTCAAATTGCTTCTTGGCTGCTTTACCAACATAAGATCCAGTGCCTTTGTCTATTAAACCACCTAGCTTAAAGACACCAGCCTGTGCCATAGTGGCTGCACCACCCAATCCAAGTTCACCAACTATTTCTAATGCAATATCGTGAGCTAGGTTTTCTGTACTCCAGCGATATGTATCATCATTATCCATATTATTTAACTGGTTATTTATATTATACCAAGCACCAGTAATAATACCATTACCAACACTGGTTCCGACATAGCTAGCGGTTTTACCGGTTATTGATGTAGCGTTTTTAGCAAACCTACCCGCTATATTATGAGGTAACCAAGAAGTAACAACCTCAGCACCCTTCCTAAATCGCTGGACTGCATTCAATGTTTTTAAACTTGTTGATCCAATTTTACCAGCCATTAGTGCCGTTCTTGCCCCAACTAAAGCAGCCGTACTAGTACCAGCAGTTAGAGTACCAAGGCCAACAGTCACTGCAATATCTAGAGGAGCATCTACTGAAGCAAACGAATCTCTAACTAATGGTAATACTGTTGTCTTCCAAGCATATCCAGCAGAACTCATTTGTTCTATATCTGATGACATAATGCGTTGGAAAGCATTTGTATCAATAAATTCATTTAGTTCATAAAAGAAATCTAATTCATGCCTAGTATCCTTTAATCTAGATTGAACATTAAATCCATTTGTTTCAAACCAGGCTGCTGCGCCTGGGTTTGTTTTAGTAAAAGCTTCCCATGCTTTGTTATAGTTCCAGTTAGGATTAGCTGGCAGGTTAGCGGCTAAATCAAATGGATCAGACGAATAATAGTTTCTTCCAAATGTATTAAATCCTTTATACCCAAATACATTTAATACTTCTTCCGCTGCATTAAACCGATCCTCTGGATCTACGCCAGGAAGAAACTGAACCCAGTTAGCAAGAGCACCATACTCAGCCCACCCTGCCATTCCCTTTAATCTTTCTAATGTTTGCTTTCTTTTTTCTGGATCTAATGACATGTTAAGCTTGTTTAATTCTTCATAGAAAGAATCTGTATTAAACTCAGAACCCATCATTCGTAAAGCAACTTGACCAAGGGCTGTATTCTCAAACCCAAAGATACCTTCTACATTATCCCTACCCTGTGATACCGTCCACTGTAGTTCATCTCTTGCTGGCTGACCGAATAATAATTTACCAGTAACATTGTTTCTAAATACCATTGGACCTATGTTATTTAATTCTCTGCTTCTAACTGTAGCTTCATCTGCCAGTTGATCTGTAGAACTAGGATCTCTACCTAAAGAAGATTGCCACTCTTTAGCTGCTTGCTTTTTCTTTTCTTCTTCTGCACTTTCATCTACTGGTTTAATGTAAGACTCTTTTATATAAGAGTTAATATAATCGTACAACTGAATATCATTAGAGTATTCGTTGTATGCTTTTATATCTGCTCTTACTAATTCATTGTCTTCATCCTTAACTACTGGTATAAGTAAAGAAGAAAAATCTTTAGGATTAAAGGACTCACCTAATAAGTTGTACTGGTTCATTTATTACTGTCTCCCTTAAAGTGAATCCAAGGATGGCCATAATTAGGATGGCCACGTTCGTGGATAAAGTTTTCTCTAATGAAATCAAGTTGTCTTTGCATATTCTTTAATTGAATTTGGCTAGCAAAAGAACCAGTTAGTTCTACAGGAAACATACTAGGATCAAAAGCAATTCTATAACTTACCGGAAATGGTGTTCCATCCTCTGTTGAAACTAGTTGTGTAACTTTAGCATCTTTACCAAAGTTAATTTTAAATGTTGATGTATCTCTGTTTGATGCAACATCACTAAATATGCCATTACCTACAGCAAATAAATCATCTGGTAGTATTTTAAACCCACTACCTAAAATATCATTAGCAGTCATTAAAACCATAGCATTTGTTTTTGATCTTGCATCTGAACCACCAGCAAGTCTACTAGCGGAATCATTAATTTTAGCTATAGTTGACGGATCAAGTTTCTGGCCATTTAAAGCTGAAGTAATAATTTTTGTTAGATCTTCTTTAAAAGCGTCTTCACTTAATCTATTTTTAGAGCGTTCTCCAAATAACCAGATAGTAGCATAAGTAGATTCCTTACCGCGCATGCCCGGAATATAACGTTCATCATCAAAAAGAGGATTATCTTTTCTGTCTTCTTCAATAGTATTAGATTCAGTAAAAGAACCAGGAACGGCTTGAATTGAATCTGGAACAGCCAGCATAGGCATTCTATATTTTTCGTGCTCTGCTGGAATAATTATATTACCTGCTTCCGCTACCATTGCCGGGTCTGTTCCCCAGTTTAAAGTCTTCCAAGAACCAACCTCATAACTTCTATAGTTTGGAATTACGATATTTCCCCTACTACTACCAAAGAAAGAATCATAGTCTTGCCAAGTTGATAGGACTTCTACTAGGTTTGTGCTGTTTGGTTCAACGGTACGATGAGCTTCTAAGAAACTAGTAAAGTCCCTATTAGTAGAAAGAGATCCTGTTAAGGTTTCTACAATAAATCCAAAGTTATCATTTGTTAGTTCTACTAAACTTAGATTTCTACTATCATCATAAGTTGTCATATACAACGATACAATACCATCTTTATTAACATCAACAGGCATACCAGAAGCATTAGCTAATGCTACTACAATAGCTGTTTGTTTTTCTGTTTCTGAATTACCTGGAATTTTCCATCCAGATTGTTCCCAATATCCCAAAACAGCATTGCCATCATCTCGTATACTAATAGATGCTTCATCGTTTATAAGTGTTCTAACATTAAATGGAGCTAACAAACCAGCAGTAGTAATAAAATCTTGCGTACCCGACCCTCCCCATGAAGTTGATTGTGGTAGCTTGGTAAGATCCATTCCCTTACCTCTTATGTTATCTTCCGTATGAAGCATTAAAGATTTAAATAAATATTTAGCTACTTTATCAAGCCTGCTTTGTTCTGCTGTCATTTTATCTGTTAAAGTTTTTTTAGCTGTACCAGTTAATCTAGCAAATGTATCGTTTGGATTACTAGGAATAAATCTAATACCATTTGTTTTACCAAACTCTGGATTGTCAGCTAACTTAAGTTCTACTAGTTTTCTAAGAGTTGGTCTATATGAACTTAAATCAGATCCTACTAAAAGTTGATTAATTCTAGTTTGTACTCTTTGTAACATAACATAAGGATCACCTTTAGACTCAATAGTAGCTTTTGCTGCAATGCCATCTGCAACCGCAAATAAATACATCATCTCTTGTTTTGCTGTTTCCATTGTTAATTGAGCGTTACCATTATTAGAACCCAAGGCTGTAAATGCTTTTCGTAATGTTGGTAAAAACTGTGAATTGCTATCAGATGTTCCACTAGTTACTCTATACACAAGTCTTGCATAATTTTCTGTATTTGTATTACCTGCTCCATCAACTAATTGAATTGTTGCAACATCGTTATCACCCATGATAGGCGATAAAAAGGGTTCTTTTGGACTTATGTTACTTGATCTAAATAAAGCAGCATACTCATCTTGAGTTCTTAATATAGTCTCTACCACTTGCCTTAATGCAGCTTGCTGTGATGCTAACTCTTCTGGTTTGTTTCCTACTATAGACGGATTGTTAGAAGCCTCCATTAATACCATTTCTTGAACAGCCAAAGTATTGAGTTCAGCCCTAATATCATTTAGTTTAGCTCTGTATGCAATTGGAGATTCTTTTAATAAGGCATCTAATTCTTTTTGCCTCATATCCGCTATTTCTTTTAGTCTTTCAGTTAGTTGTTTTGGTAAAGGAATTCCACCAACTCCTTGAGGTATTTCAAAACTATACTGATTATTACCTATTGTTTTACCATAAGTAAATCTACTAGCAGCTTCTACGGTTCTTTGTGCAATTGAAGCTAAAGCAGGATTATCATGTACAAGCTTAAATACAACTCCCGATCTTTCAGGAAAATTATTGGCTGCTGTAGTTAAATCTCTAAAATGATTTTTTTCAAACACACCAGAAAAAGTAGGTCCTCCCGTTTTTGCTACAGCCCTTACAACACTATCTATTGTTTCATTTATTTTTTTATTTAAACTCTGAGTTAGCTTATCACCTTTAGATACAGAGTCTGATATAGCTTTCATTTCTTCTGTTAAAGAAGGAAGTTTTCCGTACTTAGCAATGACAGCATTCATTTCTGGTGTTCTAGCAACACCATCGGTATTAGCTGCAATAAATAGTTCATAGTCTTCTGGAGGTAATCCTAAACCAAGTGTCCAGATTTGCAATCCATTTTCACCCCGTAGTCTATTGCTTGTATTACTAGATCGCAAAGCTTCTAGTCTTAAGAATGCTGGAGAATTGCCACTCATACCAAGTTGTTTAACCGTAGCATCTAAAGCAACAGCTAAACCATAGGCTGATTGAGGACCTTCAATTTGCAATGTTTCAAATGGAGCAGTAGCAGCAGTTAGTTGTTCGGAAACACCCTTTGCAAATCTATCATTAGAAGATAAAACACCAGTAACAGCTAGTTCAATCTTATCTCTATTGGTTGATGCAAAGCTAGGTTGATCGTATATCTTTTTTAAATCTTCAGGAGAAATTGCTGGTGGTGTGGGAACAAAACCCATCTGGCTTAATATTCTTCTTTGAGCTGGTGTAGCCGTTTCCCAAACCTTAATAACTAGATCGGTACTAAATGTTGTTGCTTGGTTATAATTAAATCTATTTGCTTCCGCGGTTGTTACTAATGAACTTATTAATGCAGCTGTTGCTTCGTTGCGATCTTTGCCATCTAATGGATTTATGGTTGCAAGCAAAGCTGTTACTTCGGCTCCATTTTTACTAGGATCTACATTTAATGGAGTCTGGCTAAATGACATTCTAGTATAAGCTTTATTTGTTTCTTCTTGAACCGCAGTAGCTTTAGCCATTTTTAAACCATACTCTCTTGACAATTGAGTTGATTTAGCTGTAATCAAGTTAGACATTGTTTGATCAAATGGAGAAAAGATTTCAGAGCTTGAGTTGATATTAAGATTACTTAATAAAACACTTTGAATAACATCTGCTGATGCTCTATTTTCTCTGATTAACTGAGCTTGACCGAGGGTTTGTTCAAACTGTGGTAATGACCCCTCAGCTTCAGCTTGCCTTCTAAGTTCTTGCATTGGTATGTTATCACCAAGTTCTTCTGAAAGCATAGCATCTAAAACATCATTTATATATCCGCTATTTCTTTCTAAAGCTAGTTTACCCTGTGTAATAGCATTTTCATTATTGAAATTTATTACATCTCTTTCATAGCCCAGTCTGGTAGAAACAGCTTGTTCATTTCCATAGGATAATTCGTATTTAAAAGTATCTTCAAATTGTCTAAGTCTATCTTCTGGTGATAGTGTTAGTGTTTCTTGTTGAAAAGTAGTATAGGCTGATTGAAAAATTCCTGTTGAATCTGGATCTTGGTCTAACCAATCACCATAAAGTTGTGCTTTTCTTGTTTTATTTGCACCATTGCTGGGAGCTTCATCTAATATTTTAATTAGTTGATTCCTTTTTTCTTCTGCGCTTAAGTCAGAATTATCAAGTATTGCTCTTCTTTTACTTTTATCCCCTTCCCATGCATCAGCATACCACTCTTGCCAGCTAACATTATTATTAAACTCTACAAGCTGTGCCATGTTTTGTGCTGTATTTACAACACCACCAGCAATAATAGAAAGATTAGCATATAAAGCTTCATCTCCGCTAGGACCAACGGCTGTTTGTGGAGCACCAACTTGGTATCTACCTCCAACCGTTCTACCGGGTTCTGCAACAGAGCCTGGAGTTACATTTAAATCCAAACCACGATTACCACCAATTTTTAAAATGTTAGGATCTATAGCCATTATTAACCTCCAGGTTTATTATCCTAAAATACCACCACTCATACCAAACAATCCACCTATACCACCACTACCCATAGCATTAGAAAGCTGTGCGCCACCTAGCATACCGCCAAATGCTCCAGAAACACCGGACATAATGCCTTCAAGCAATGGAGAACCAGTATCCTGTAGCTGTGGAGCCGCATCATAACCCTGGAAATCAGCAATAAATACATTCTCTGTTCTATTGTTTAGCATATTCTTTGTTTGGGTATTGATATTCTTAACTTGCTGGGCAAATTCCATTTCTTGTCTACCATTTTCTTCCATCAAAGACTTGGCTTGAGCCATTAACATAGCTGTAGTAGATCCTGATTTAGCAGCTAAACCTCTAGCACCAACTGACGCAGTTAAAGATGCTCTTTGTGCTGCTGCAAGATTATATGTCTGCTCTTGTTTCATTGTATTAGCAACCTTAGCAGCACCCATTGCATCATAGTTATAAGCAAAAGCTGTTTCGGATATTTGTCTATTCTTTTTAAGTTGGTTTTCAAACTGCTGTACGGCTTCTAGCTGAGCTTTAGAATTATTCCAAGCTTTCTGTACAGTTGCTGCACCCCATTTAGCTAGGGCTTCTTCGTTTTCTCTTTCCGCCTTTGCTTGCTTTGCCATTCCGCCCATAACACCCTGAGCTAATGACATAGCTCCAAGGGCAATAGGCAAGAAGCAAAGATTTTCCGAAGGGAATAAATAATTAACAAGTGAAACAATAGAAATAAACAATACTGAAGCAATAAATTCTTTTACCATCCCCATTGACTTTTACCTTTCTTTTTAGGTTTATGATTGGTTGCAATTAACTTGGTAGCTCCGCTATTGGGATAATAGTCACCAGCTCTAAAGTTTTCAGACCAATTCTTTACTCTCTTTTGCCAAGCTTTCTTTTCTAAATCCTTGGCTGTTTTCTCTGTATCCATTGACATATGGCTTTTATAAAAATCTACAGCAGCAGATAAAGCATCAACACGGTCATCGTGACGCAAAGCACCGCGACCACGGTGTAGTCTTGTAATCTGCATTTGATTTTGCTCATCTTTAATAGCCTTTCGGGCTATAACTAATCTATGCATAGCCATAACAGGTTCTAAGGTTTCTATAATTCTCAGTTCCTTTTGGCCAGTCACTTTGAATTCTTCTACTCCAACTTTACCACAATGCTCTATTAAGAATGGAATTAATACCTTAGTAAACAAGCCATCACCAAAGTTAGACTCAACACGAACTAATGGTATTTTATATTCCTTTACTAACTTTGCAATCTTTAACAGAGTAGCATCGCTGTACCCACCCTCTATTCCAAGAAGTTCATGTACAAATATCATACCACTTAGAACAGAGGCTATACAAACTCCGGTTTGGTCTGTGCCTCTGCCGGAAGGATCTATAGTTAAATGCATATGTTGCCACGGCATATAAGAACTAGACACATGCATTGGCTCGGGAATTAAGTCGCCAGAAATACCAAACATGGGCATACCCTGTAATCCATTCTGCCCTTGCCATACTAACCTATCCGGCCCTACTTCCGGGTCTATGTCTATAACTAATAGGTCCCGTAACTTAAGTGGGTATCTATCAGCATCAGCTAGGCTAGTTATCAGACGATACTGTAGGGCATAGGCACTAGGCCCCATTTTAGCCTGTCTGGCGGCTAGCTCGTTTCGGTCGAACCGCTCTGGCTGTGTAGCGTCCCCTGGCTCTATATCCAAATCTAGGACCCAGGGAGCCACGTCCTCGACCTCATGGGGTATGGTTATATTTGGCATCTCTGCTGGGTACTTAATCATGGGATAAGAACCCTTAAGGACATTGTAAATAGAGTCCTGATAATGGGGTGTACCTAGGAAGATAACCCTTGATGGTTTGTTACGAATAGATTCAAGTTCGTTTAACTTCTTCAGTAGGTTCTCTTTACCTATTGGAGTCTCGTTCTTACCAGCAATCTCGATGTCATCTAAGATAATACGATCAGCGTGAAGACCTGTAATCTGCCCTGTAATACCTCTGGCAGCGCAGCTTAAGTCCTGTGTAAACTTGGTTCTAATGGCTACATTAAAACCAAGGGCATTGTCCTTATCCGTATCTCCGGGGATTAGATGTACACAATAAGGAACAACAGATAGAATTTTTCTAGCCTGAGAAACAAAGTCAATGGCTTTGCCCTGAGTATTAGACAGTACAAGGAAAGTACAGTTGGGGTTTTTTAACCACTCCCAACTAGCCAAGCAAGCGGTAATGGTAGACTTACCAGTACCACGGCCTGCCGCAATGATCTGATCATCGGGGCCTTCTTGTATCTGTCTGGCTAACTCATATTGGATTCGTGTTGGTTCTCCCAGTCCAAGATGTTTAAAACAAAAGTATAGGTGATTTCTAAAATCGTCAGTTACTTCCTGGGGAACACGCATCCTTATCTCCTATTAATAAGCAGCCTTATTCATCTTAAACGGGGCTGCATTCTTCATGGCTAGTTCTACGGCTTCAATAGATTCACTAGGAATCTTATTGACCTGATCCTTATGATCACTAAGGATACCGCGAACTACAGTATAGAAACCAGGAGTACACTTGGATTCATCGCCAAAGTCGGCAATCAATCTGTCAATTAATAACTCCTGTAGCTTACTTAGTTGTTCTTTCATATTACTTGCTACCAAACTTGCTGATTGGGAAAATGTGACCGAGAACATAACCAACAACAAAAGCCATACCAGCAAACCAAAGACTACCTAAAAATGATTCCATGTTATTTCTCCTTACTTAATTTAGTGTAAGCTGCATCAAAAGCTTTATCAGATGCCCGTAATGCAGCAACCATTTCCCTAGGGGTAACTGGATCAGACTCATCTAGCGTTTTCTTAGCTAGCTCAGCCTGCTCTAGTTTAGCTTTAGGAATAAATAAACCTAAAGAATAGAATATACTCTTAAGTAATGATCCTAACCCAGTATACCATAGTATAAAACATATAGCTATAATACTAAGTGCTACCATTATATAAGATAATAAACTAGCCCACCAAGGAACCTCGTCTTCTACTTTAGTTAACGAAACTAATGTAGACTTTGTTAAACCAACTATAGTATCTTGTTCATCCATACCAGCCGAGCATTCAGACTGGATCGATGCAACATCTATAACCTTGGTTTTTGTGGCTTCATCAATCCTAGTAAATCTTTCTTTAGATGATTGAGCTAAAGTTGATACTTCATTAGCATCCTTAGCAATCTGCGCAGTAGGTGATTTACAACCTACAGTAAATAATAAACAAAAAAGTAGTATTAGTCTATTCATTATCGCCTTCTTTCTAGTTCTACAACCCGTGATTTAAGATCTTCTAACATGGCTTTATGTGTGGCATCATTAGATGAAATCTGAATCTGAGCTTTAACTAGATCTTGGACAATAACCTTTAGTTCTAATAAATCCTGGTTTTGTTTGTCGAGTTGTTGTGTTCGTTTGCCAATATCAACAAAGAATCCACCAACACCAACACTAAGAACTACCAATTGAATCCACTGAATTACTGATGAAACATTTGGCTTTTCGTTTTCCATGTTATTACTCCTCTGTAAAATCACTAAAGTTAAGATTATCTGGGTCTAAGCTAACAAGTAAACGCTCACATGGATCTGATGTAAGTACAGACAATCTAATCCATAGATTACCAGGAATACCAGCTCTTGTAAACTTAACTGCACATTCATTTCTACCAGAAATCATAGGAGCAATTGAAGAAATTCTAGTAGTTCCTAAATCACCCTCAACTGAATCCATTGTACCATCACCAAAAGATACAATATCAGCATCAAAAATAGTAGGAGGAATAGGACCAGGTGGTTCGGTATATAACTCAGTTCCAGTAGTTGTAGATGTATTCCTAAAGTCTATTAAACTAAAGTTCCAAGGACCACCATCTTTTTCAGAATCAGTTCCATTATCATTCCAATTTGGGTAATCTAAATTTAAATTCTGTGATGTAAATCTTCTAAATACTTTTGAATAACCAATTGATTTAATTCTTGGTGTTTGAATAGCAAGGGTTATAACATATCTAAAAGTACCGTTATGATTTTCTATTTGTTCATTTTTAATATATACCTTTAACTTAGAATAATCATATCTTGAAGATGCTCTAAGAGCTTCTATGTCACTTGTGTCTGCAAATATATCTGCAACACTTGAAATAACCTTTGTTGTTCCAGATCCTGGTTGGTTGTTAAGACCCCACTCTAGAATAACAGAGCTGTTTAATACTTCTTTATTAGGATCTCTAACTAGAGAAGCCACCTCTCCCTTAGAAATAATTCTAAAAACATATTCATCTACGGGATCTGGAATAAAATTAGAAGCCTGTGAGAACAAACAATTAGCATCAATATTTAAAAGATGTGTTCCTTGATATCCATGAGTGTCATTAATATGGAATGCTTGCGGCCCACTGGCTGTAGAGGGGTGATCAACATGTAATTCATTTGATCTATATAACCAAGGTACAAAATATTTACCCTTTATTTGCGATAACTGATTAGCCGCAGCAGATATATTAGATAATGGTGGCATTTTATTCCAAGTATTATAATAAGAATTAGTACTTGGTGGGTTAACAGTAATTTGATTATTAAATGAACTTAGATTTGTTTTTTGTATAAACCAATCAATGCAAGCTTCATTAAAAAATGAATGTTCTAGTGTTCTTGGATTTTGAAAATCTGAATCTCCATCAATAAGTTCAGACCAATTTCTAGACCATGCTTCCCAAAAGGTATCAGCTTTAAAGTATAATCCCCCCTGATCACCACCAAATGCTTTAGGTGATACAGTGTCGGCTAATACATTAAATCTTGTACCTCTAACATTGTCTAGATAAGAATCACTAACACCAGCAGGTTCATCAATGTTATAAATAAAATGCCGTGAAAGACCCTGGAATCTAACATCTTTTTTTGCATCATCTAATGTGGAACTTCCTATTGGATCAATTCCAAGAGCTAAAGCAATTTCATTATAATAAATTATTTGTTCAGGTATTCTAAAAGTAATTGGCTTTATAGTTTCATTTGGTATTTCTAATCGTCTAAATCCGGTGGGATATGAAGGATCGCTACTTATAAAAGTATTCCACCCAGAATAATCTGCTTTTATAGCTCCGGCTTTATAGTACCTACTTAAAGTATCTCTATATTGTTTTGTATTTAAACTAACATCATTCTTGAATTGGAACAACTGTCGAGCACCAGCAAAAGCCATATCGCGTAAACCAAGCAAATAAAAATCACAGTATGTTCTAGGTGTTCCTATTGCAGTAATAGTTTGCGGATCATTAGGTTCCCAAGAAGAACCTAGTTTATTAATCTCATCAATTACGGTTTGTTTATTAACTCCAGTAATATCCTGAAAATAAAAATATTCAGTTGTCGATCCTGGTAAAAATACTGGTAATTTTAGAGTTGATGTATTACACTGTGGGATGCTTAAATAAAATGACTTAATACCATAACCATGAACTTTAGATTTATGGTATATAATACTGTTATCTATATCTTCTAAATCAAAGTCAGTTGGCTCTGGAAAAGAAGTAGCACCGCTTTCAGTTCTACCTACACCATATACCCAAGGATTGTCAAATCTATGCTTTGTAGAAGTAAAAATAGACCCAAACATATCTTGAATTTGATCATCCAATCTCTCTTGAATAATAGCGCACCAAAGTGATTGTTGGCTAGAAAATCTACTAAAGTCGTTATAATCGGCAAAAAATGGAACATGAATATACCCATACGGAGAATAAAACTCACAGGGATGATCCCAAAACTGTGTATTCTGGCAATTTAGTGGATGGTTTCTGGCTAATTTACATAAGTTGCTACCAGATGAAGCACTAGCTTCTCTTTGGTATGCTTGTCTATCTAAGCCAAGATTCCAATAGAATTTCATCTTGGTAGGATTGCCAGTATCGATTATAATATCTTCTAAAGTTTCTTGAACCCAGTTAAACCACACTTCTGGATCATCGTGAACTTGGCCAGCTGGTATTAATGTCTTGACTAAATGATATCCAGTAGGGGCATCTAAAAGAACCCACTGTAATCCTGGTGAAGCAGACTTAAATCTTGTTAAGAAAGACTTACTACTAACATCAATACTTGTAGAATCAGAAGTATATGATAAGTCATTACCAATAGTTCTATTCTTGTAAAATACCCTATCTTTAAAGATAAGATTATCTACTGTAATATCTACCGTAGGAACAACATTACGCCATTGGAGGGGAATTCCACTTACAACCAAGATGCTACCAGGTTCAATTGGGGTTGTAAGAACTGGAAGGAATGTACTGCTTCCACCACCGCCACCACTTGAACCAGGAACAAACTTATCACCCTGCCATATTAAAGTATCACCAATAGCAATACTATCTAAATCGAAAACTAAAGGACTAACGCCACCTTCTACAGTAAGACCACCAGTTGAAAAGTATGAAATCTTATCACTTGCGAATTCTTTTTCCTGTATGGCAAACAAAAGTTGGTGGAAAGAAGTATTAAGCTGTTCTGCTGTAAGCTTAGCACCATCTACAAACCTAAATAACATTCTATCAGATGGTGTACTTCTTCTAATAACAACCTGACCCGATGTTGGAGCAGTATTGAAAACAATATTGTTATTGTCTACATCAAAAACATAGTCTGTATTTTCAATTAACTGAGTCTCTTCAGCTCCAGCAGAAGCTCTAGTATAAACCTTTAGTTGGGAAGTAACAGGAAACTCACAAATCCAGTTGATGTCTGAAAAGGAGTAAGTTGCTCCACTAGCTGAATAAACTTTTTCTATGTTGTCGGCATAAAATACGGGATTACCGTCACTGTAACTATAGCAGGGCATTTTTTCTCCTTATTCAATACTGGTATTTCTTGGTCTAAATGTACCAAGTACTTCGATATTTGTTATATTACATGGTGTTGGGTAGGGTGATTGTATAAAAATACTGAGGTTTTCTGAGAACGCAAGAACCTTAGTAAAGTGCTCCCCAACTTCTGATATCTTTAGATTACCTATTGGTGTTAAAGGATTATTAAGATCCAATGGATTGAAAGTTGTAACAGACTGAGCTCTATTCTTCCTTGCAATTATAACATCATAGTTACCTGTATTAAAGTGCCTAGTTGTCAGTCTCTTAATATTTAACACACCTTCGCTAACAGATGAAGAATCATCTGATGATCTAGCAATCAGTGGAGATAGCTCAACATTCATCAAATAAGATCTACCTATCCAAACAGCGTTTTCTGATATATCACCAGTAACCTTGATTTTGGTTTGACCAGTAATAGGATCAGCAAAGTTTTCTGTAACCTCATAGGCATTATAGGCATCATTACCCCAATCTTCGTGAAGGACTACATAATCAATTAGTGGGTCATATACGGGTAAGGTAATTGTAGATTCTTCAGAAATTGAATCATAGAAAATACTTGGTGATTCAATCTTCTGTAACCAATCTATCATGGGTGTGGTTACTGGAACAGACTCTAAGGATACATAGTAAACAGCCAATCCTTCAGCTGGACTTAGGCTTGAAGTCTGTCTCTTAGAGATAATGTACATATCTTTTTCATAAGTATTCATAGCAACAACCTTATCATTTTCAGATAGAATCCACCTATGGAATGCATTCTGAGCTATTGCATTATTATTAACTCTAAAGGTATGAACATATATTTCATTCTTATTTGCACTGTCTACGGCAAATATAGAATTTGTAGCTGAGCTTGCAGTAATTGCTGAGATAGCATCTGGCAAGTATCCCCTACAATGGAAGCTTACATCTTGACTGGTTGAATACTCATCTCCCATTGATCCACCAGAAACATAAAGATAGCTTTTCCCATTATCCATAAAGAAAATACTTGTTGCCATCTTTTGGGGAGCAACCAGCTTGGAAGTACTGAAGTAAGATGTGGGTCTAAACTCTACATTAAATGCAGATATGTTGGTATCTAAAGATCCACCACGAACTTCAAACTGAGTAGATCCAGAGCTAAGAGCAAGCATGATATTCTGATATGGTACAATATGACTTAGCTTGTTGTAGGATCCAACGCTTGCTTGAATATCAATAGGATCTGTTTCTGTTATGTTATTAACATCATCAATCCAAAAGTTAAAGAAAGAATTGGTTTTACTGGCTAATAGATTATTATTAGTAGCAAACCATAATCTATTTTTCCAAATAGCCATAGATTGAATCTTTTCTTTTTTATTAACACAGGATGGACCTGGGTTATTTAAGGATGTTCCAGATCGTCGCGGGAATAAAGGTAAGTGCTTGACGCGCCACTGTCCATCTGTAGCTGTATCCTTATAAATAATTAAGGGGAATCTTCTGTGATCAAATACTGTATTTGGGCCTTCAGATCTTACCCGCTCAAAGTAAGGATTCTTCTTATATCTGGTTGCTCTATAGAAACCAGCGGGGAATGTAAGGTATGGGCTTCTAGCATTGAACACCTTACCAAATCCCCAGTAACTTGTTTCTCCATCACGATCTTCTTGTGGTAATGGTGAGGTTCTATGATAATGATCTTTAGTCCAGTCAATTACTTCAATACCATCAACCAATGGAATAGGAATATTCCGTGGATTATCTAAATAATGATGGAACATTCTTACAGCCTGCCAACCATTAGGATCTCTTACAGCATCTGATACACTTGTTTCTGAAGAACCAAGAGAAACTATTTGAGGAATATTACCAAAGTTTTCTCTACTTTGTCCTTTTTCCACTTCTTCATATAACTCGTTTGATGAATCTACTTCAAATATAATATCATCTCTAACATTATCCCAATAGAAAGGATTTTCCTCAAACTCCCCACTGGTATTAAATGAACCTAAGATATCTTCTTGGATAGCTGGGGCTGTAACATTTTCACCATTGTAAGCGGGTGGTCTAGCAGAAATCTTATAATTAATTACATCTCCAGAGTGAATATATTCATTGTTAGGAATGTTTGAATAAAAAGTAGGGCTTTTAAAACCACCACCACTAGATTCTAAGCTTGCATTGTTAGGCATAAAATCCAATGGAACTAGTTTATTCCATAGAATAATACCAACATCATAATCAATAGCACCAAATGTATCTTTCATTGGAGTAGAGCTTGATATTTGAATTTCTTGGTTTGCCATTTTATAAGAAGCAAGACCAGTTTTATTACCAAATGTCAAGTACTCAAATACACTTCGGTTAAATCCACTTGTATTATTTACTCCTGCACTATTGTCTACTGTTTCTTTAATCCACTCGGTTGGTTCAATTCTATAAACAGAAATAAAATCATCTAGTTTTATATCTATCATTACTCCAAACCCAGCTGGTTCATAATGAAAACTATTTACAGCAACTGGATCAAACTTATAAGCAGCTCTATTAATAATAATACAATAACGATTAAATCCATCTATATCCAAGAAATGGAAAAACAAATTATCAGTATTAAAGTTTGTTAAAGGACCATCTTGATTTGGGTCAAGAGGATCCAAGAAGTTAGTAAGCGGTGTAGAATTCTTAACACTAAGTGGAGAATTCTCTGTTTGACCAAGATATGGTGAACCAGCTTCACAACTAACTTTAGTAAGTGGTGGCCGCTTTTCAACAGACTTCTCTAATGTAACCAGACAATTATCAATGTTTTGCGCTTCTGACATTAAGCGTTTTGTTGGTGCTTGTCTGCCAACACCACCGCTAAGTGAATTAATAGGAAGTCTGATAAACGGCATAAATTAAAACCTCGTTCTTGTAAAGTAAGGATCGTTACTTAGTATACCACGGCGATCTACAGCTGCTTTAGTACCTGGATCACCACCAAATATACTACGACGCTTCTTTGAGATATCAGAAGCTCTACCTCTAGCTACATGGAATTGCTCTCTGCTAGCTAAGTACTGATCTACACCAGGATCACCCTGCGTTACTGCTTGATATTCTCTTGCTGCGGTTTCCATTATACCGCGCTGCAATGGAGAATCAATATCATTCCATCCATAAGGATTGGATATGCTAGAAGGATCACCTAGTAGAACAATTACTTCGACCTTTAAAGCCTTGTCAAATACATCTGTCTGCTTGGTAATGTTGAAAAGCCGAGGTGGATTGGACTTAATAGTAGTATGGATCACCTCCCCCGTCGTAGAATCAAACAACGGCTCGACAACCTGTGCATAGCAAGCATTAGCTGGCAAAAGAATTTTACCATCGACTTCAGGCTCATATGTATCTACAAACCTATTATTTGCTATACCCCTCATTGTTGCAGACTTGATGGCTTGGTTAAGTATAAACTGAGCTACACTTGTATCTACGCCTGACTCAGTTTCAATATCACTAACCAGATGCTCACCGGAAGCAAGTAACATGTGGTTTATAGCATCCGTGTACGAATACAAACCCATTACTTTGATCCTTTCTTATAGGGTACTAACTTATTCAGCATTTCTTGTCTCTTCTCGCAACCACAACCAGGCTTCTTATCTACACCTAGTTTTTTTAAAACCTTAGCTACGGAATCGCCAAGTCCTCTAGACGATTGTTGAATTGGATTATATGGTTTCATAAATCCTCCTTTAGAAAAATACCTAGGGAATCTTTCGACTCCCTAGGCATGAGTTGTTAGCTAAACGCTAGATTAATCAACAGTGTAAGTACCCTGGATTGCGCCGCAGAGTTCTGGGCGTAGGATACCTGCGCCACCCATGATGCTGCTGACGGTGAAGAATGTACCTCTACGGACATCCTTAACAGTCTCAACCTTCATGCCTTGTAGACGCATTGAGCATACAGCATTTCGCTGCCAAATTAGAGCCTTGACAGGCTTTAATGTGTCGCCAGATGCTAGTACGCCGTCAGAAGCTAGAACGCCTGAGCTAGACTGAGCAAAGTTAAAGTTATACTTAGCATCGCCAAGATCGGTAACAATACCAATTTCGTCACCGTCTGCACCAATACCAGTTACTGGAATATCCTTAACATTGGCAGTACCAGCGGTGTTTACCCAAGTATGATCAAGCTGGCCAAGGTGGTTGCTCTTAACAATCTTAACACCCATGTATTCAAGAGTATCACTTAGACCAAACATACCGGCATTTAGTGGTGAACCAAGACCACCAGCTTCGGCAACGCCACCGAAGAATGGACGGCCAGCGCCACCAGCTAGATCACCAGCAACTCTAGCAATACCTAGAGCGCGGATGTCGTGGAAAGCCTGTGGTGTTACGGCGCAGTATACTTCACCGCCCATAACATCAATTTCCTGTAAGTGAACCATGTAACGCTCAAGATAATCTAGAAGTAATAGAGCAGCATTGGTTCTATTTGTTCTAGCTACAGTTGCGTCTGGATCATTCTTGGTGTTACCGAGAGCATTGAATGTTGCATCGGGTGGTAGAATAAGGTTGCTGCTGTTGTTCATACCAGCATAACCAGTACCGAAAGGATTGCGGTTATCGGCAAATGCGCCTTGAGCAATCATGCAAGCAATCTGCTTGTCACGGACATTAGCTAGAGCAAGGCCAGCCTGACGGGCTAGTTCTGCTCTATAGTCCCACTGAGTAAGCATGAGGTGGATATCATCAAGCTCAAAGAAAGCGCACATAGGACGCTGATCGAGTGAGATATCGAACCAACCTGGGGTTGAAATACCAGTATCACCTAGTAGTTCTTCGCCTGCTTCCCATACACCCTTGTGACCAACGGTTCCGGTAATTGGGAAACGCTTGGTAGTACCTGATTCAATGGTTTCAGTTACAACCATTGGCTCAAAGATGTTGTACTGATCATAAGCGTGAATAACTTCACCGCTCCAAATAGGAAGCCAGTAATCGGGATTTGCAGTACCTGAAACTGCTGGAATAGAAGTACCTGAAGCTGCTTGACCGCCCTGTGGCCATAGATTATTAGCGATTGAAAATGAACCGCCATCTGGACCTGAATCAAGCGGGAAAATTGATGTAATATTGTCACCTGGAATTGGCATTTTTGTTTCTCCTTAATTAAAGTTTCTCTCATAATAAATATACATTGGAGAAACCATTAGTTATTCCGTGTCCATTGGATTATACGGAGTTAACGATTTCTAAACCCATACCGTGAAGTATTAATAAGCATTTGCTCAACAGCCCGTCTGAAATTAGCATCAGTACGATAACGGGGGTCAGCTACAGCAGCTTTTTGTTCTGCCATATTCTTAAATACTTGCACTTGTTGTGGAACCTGGGAGGGATTAACCCTGTTCTGCAAAGCCTGTGGTTCCTTACTTACTGGCTTTGCTGGTGTAGTTTCAGATTCAAATCTAGCCTTTAAGCCTAGCAAAACATTTCTGTATGCATTGGTCTGCAAGGCACGGTTTGTGGCATCAACCTCTTCCTTAGAAAGATTGGTTTGCGCCCACTTGAACAATCGCTTTAGGTTGTCTCCTCCTCCTACAACCGAAGCTGCATCGTCCCATGATTGTTTGGCTAATGCCTTACGACCACGGATCATTTGTTCAATAATCACATCATCAGCACCCATCTTATCCTTAATTTCCTTACGGGTAGTAGCACTTACGGAACCAGTAGAGTCAATTTCTTTACCCCACTTAGCCCAATCTTCTGTACTAATCCGAGAATTTACAGGAGGCTTGGAAGCATCTTGCATTGTGATTTTGAGATCTTCTGGAATACCAGAAAGGTCTTCTGACTTAGGTTCTTCTTGAACCTGATCGACTACACCGGATGGCTGGTAAGCAGGGTTGCTAACGCCATTCTCATTGTACTGCTTCTTCAGGGCAGCTACTTCCTGCCTTGCCTGTGTAAAGCCTTTACGGGCTTCTAACAGGCTGTTAAACCACGCATCCGCATCCTTGAAGTTAGATGGGATCTTCTGACCCTGATCCTTAACGTACTTGTTAAACATAGCACGTTCATGTGTTGTAACAGGATCTTCAGCTGGGGTTGTATTAACTAATTCCGGCTGAGTCTCGACAGGCTGAGATTGTTCAGCATTATTTTGTTCTAACATTTATCTCTCCTTACTAAGATTATTGATCACTTACGACCAGTCTTAGGTTTGATTTTTGGTTGAGGTTTCTTAGTATCTGGTTTAGGACCAGTCCTTGTTTTGATATAATCTACATTAACTTTAGGTTTCATTTTGTTGTTATTTTACCCCCAAAGCCAAGTTTATCGTTTGGACCAAGCTGCATTTTTTTTCTAAGCTTTCTAGAAATCTTCTGTGGACTATTGCTATTACCACCTAAAGCAAATTTACCAGTAGATTCACTAGTTCCTGGGCCTTGGTTGCTTTGCATATTGGGACGAGTTTTACCACTACCCATACCTGGTTTCTTTTCGGTATTACCTTGTCTTGCAGAATTGTTCATCATTGGGGCTTTACTCCAGTAGATCTTTCTGCCATCTTTTTCTTTCTAAGACTCTTTGATTCTGCTCTACTAGCATTCATTTCTGCTTTTCTAGTAGCCATGGATTTCTTAGGAACTTCGGTTCTTTCTACTTTAATCTTTTTTAATGATTCCATTAGAGATGGTTTACCGACTCCTTGAGGACCAGGACCAGCAGCAGCTGCTTTCTTTTTCTTTCTTGCTCCCATATATACTCCTTACTTCTTAAGTTTATTCTGTAAAATCATACCAGCTTTTTGGTATCCAATTTCCCAAGCATCTAATAGTGAATCTTTATTTATAGAACCGCCGTATACAGAAGCTAAAGATTCTACAGTAGTTCCAGTAATATCAAGAATATTTGTTTTTGTAAAAGCAGAAGAAACACCAGTAATACTAGAAATTGTAGTTTTATCTAGCTTATAACAGAATATTGATAGATCTAAGCTACCTAAAGTATTTTCTGCTGGTAATCCAGTTACCTCACCGCTGCCTGTATTTGGAACATACTCTAAATAAGAAGCATCATTTTCATCAGAGCTTCCTGGTATTTCAAATAAATTCAAATGTTGTCCAAATGATGTAGTTCCCATAAGTACAAGATCGAGAGTAATGGTTCTAGGAACTGATGTATCCTCAATAATTGGTGCTGGATCATTTCCACCATCAAATAAACTTGAAGAAGCTACATCTAAGTAGAACTCAAAGTTAACTACACCGCTTACTGGGTCAATAGACGTCTGCTGTAATACTATCTTGCCATTGTTAATTAATGGATTGACAATACCGACTGTGCCAGTATTAACTATTGTTACTGAGTCACCATCAATAAACAAATCATTAAGTAAATTTGTAAATGAGCACGTTGGATGCTCATTTAATGTAGCACTTGGTCCCCAAATTCCCCTACAAAGAGTTGTTTTTAATTCTGTATTGGTATCTAATGCAGCTAATACTGAATCAAAACCTGGTCTTTTATTAAGAGCAAACTTATGACCACGCCATTGGCTTTTAAAAAATGGCATTTTAAAACCAGGAGTAATAGGAACAGCTGTAATTCTTACAGTAATTGCTGATTTTCCTGTTCCACCAAAGCTTACATCTGCATCTCTAAAATATACAGTAGAACTTATATCTTGTATTTTTAATTTAATTTCTGGATTTATTTCTTCAATTATTGTATTTGCTCTATAAATGTCATTAGAAACTGAATCATCTTCTACTACAGTATTACCTACCTGAGGAAGTGTTTCTACTGAAAGTACATCTCTAGCAAATATAAATCTTGATCCAAGCGTATGACCTACTGAATTTAGCGTAGCTACGTCAGTAATTGTTTTATCGCCTTCACTTAAGTTTACAGTGGTTGTTGGATCAACTAAAGTAAAAATTGAAACAAGACTTTCAGTAGCACCTTCACTATCAATTGGAACTGTAATTGATTCATTTAATGGTAGCGGGGCATTTAAAACTACGCTGGAGTTTGCTTCTACTGGATTAAATGGAATTAACTGGTTGGTTTCAACGCTATAAAATAAACCTCTAGCTAGTGCAAGTTGTTGCTGTGTTGTAATTGACATAAATACCTCACTTTAATTTTTTAAGAATTTTCATTCCGGTATAGTGCAACTGTTTTTCAACTTCAGTTAATTCACCATCCAGATTAAAATCGCCACCGGAAATACCAGTAGATGTTTGGTTAATTTCAAACTGCTGCAAACCGCTTGGTGTTTGATCAAAACTTAAACCAGGAATAACTATAAAACCACTAGCTGTACCTGTTTGTAAATCTACAAAGACAGGCTCTGATGGATCAGCTCCTGGTGGAAGAAAGCCTGGTTTATAAAACTTTAGTGGTGTTGCATTTGATGTAACACTATTAAAAATTCTACTCTTTTTTGTTAGACTTTCTAAGTTTCCATTTGTTTTAACAAATCCAAGAACTGCTTGATCAGATGTTATTGTAGTAGTATTTCTAGCAAAGGATGGATTTACAAAAAAATCACCTTTACTTCCACCAATAACAGTAAAGTTACCATTATTACCTAAAATAACTAAAGATTGATTAGTACCAAATCCAGCAGCAGTTAAGCTATCAAACATAGCTCGGCATGTAGTCACAGAAACAGGAGGAACATAAACATAAGTACTATCACCACCACCCTTACCCTCATTAACATAAGCAAAGATGTTGTTATATAGATCCCTATTAAAAAGGCTATTAGTACCATATGTATAAGTACCAGTACCTAGTGGATCTGGGCCAGTCAAAGATCTTTGTTGGATTTTTTTTAACATGTTTTCTAGTATTGTATTGCTTCCCAAAACTGAATCGGCAAAGCTTACAATCTCTACTTCTTGATATGGAGCAAGATCTGTAGTTTCTCCATTATATCGTGGATTTACAGCAACGCATCCACCAACAGTTTGATAACCACCAAACATAGAAATAACTTTAAATCTCTGGCCAGAGGATGATTTTGGAATCTTATTTAATAGTGTCTTAATAAAGTTTCTACCGCCACCAGATGTTGGTGTTTGCCAAGTATTTGGTAAATGAGTTCTGTATACTTGAGCTAAACCAGAAGCATTTTTACCAAAGTTAGCATCAAGTGGTGCTTTAGTATTTATTGTCAGTGGATTAAGATCACCAACAACACTGGATACTAACTCGATACCATACAGTTCTCCTGTTTCATGTAAACACCAAACAACAGTTGGAGTTCCACCATAACCACCAGTTGCACATATATCTACATAGTTTTCATTTGGAATTGTAACAGGCAAGCCCTCATCATCTGTTAGATAGCCAGCTTCTAAATCTTCTTTAGTAAAGTAAACCCACTTTTTTAACCCAACATCGCTATTGTTAGCAACATTACCATTCATAAAAAGAATACGAACAGATCCATTAGAATCTAAAGTAGCAAGTACTACATCGCCACTTAAATCAACTGATTCAAAGTCAACAGCAACACTGTCAGCTACTCCATCATCATCTAAATCATTTGTAAAAAGCTCACGCATTTGTACGGAGTTAGTAACGGAATCTATTAAGTTAGGATTTGTAGCAAGAATGGTTGAATTGTTATACTGTTTTCTTACCAACTTAGTAACATTTATCATTGTATTTGGGTTGTTAGCATTTGAGTAGACTGTCTGGGGAGCATCAATCTTACCAGAAACATCAACCTGCAATGCTGTAAAGAATCCAGCTGCAATTCTTTTTTTATTACATCCCTTTACTACACCATCAATAAAATCAAAGTAAGCACATTTATAAGTTTCTATTGGCTTGACTTGACCGAATGTGCCTGCTGGAGATTGAGCTGATCTACGTTGTGTATCAACTAAATCATACATTGAACCAGGAGAGTTTGAAAATATAGTAGAATACTGGTTAGCAACTGTTACATTTTTAGCACTAAGCTGAGACTGGAATGTAGAATTGTCATTTCTTCCATCAATAAATATACCAGCCTGACCGGATACAGCTACTGAGTTAGCCAAACCCTGTTCCCAGTATTGGGTTGTAGCGTTTTTAAGAATAGTAAGAGTTCCATCTAATCCGCCAAAGTCATTAAATTTATTTTCAATGCTTCCAGTAGCTTTTGAGTATGGGTAGAAAGGATAAATATTATCTATGCTATTAGCATCACTGCAACGTAAAAATATGTTTGTATAGATATCAACATCAAATGTTCTAAATAGTGGCAACGAAATAGGACCACTTGTATACTCATAGTTAGTATCTGAAAGCGTTGTAATACCAGAAGTAACTACATTTTCATCATCAATCCATAAACCAAGTGGAAACATATCAACAATTCTTAAATCATAATTAACTGGTTTAAGATCTTCGTAGTCAGTACCGATGTTATTAAGTCTTCCGCTTGGATATACTGGTCCATTAAATGGATCAAATATAAAACTATCACATTCCGCAAATCTAGTACCAAGAATATCAATAGCACCATTTGCTTTTTCTATTAGTAAATTATCTCCACTGGCAAAAGCGTATGCTATAAACCCATCAGACTCTGTGCTTAAATCTGGATTGCCAAGAGATAGAATAGTAATTGTATTATAGCCATCTCCACTAAGGTGTTCGCCTGTATTTAAATCATAAACACTGTTAAAGCAGAAGATATTAACTATATGATCATTATTTATGTAGTTTTTTTCTACTTGCATCCAAGGTTCTGGAGCAAATTCACCATCTTCAGTATTAAAAAACTCACCCTGTTGTACAGAAGATCTGTTAAAAAAGCCTGGATCTCCAAAGTAATCATAGTAACTAAACTTGAATGCATTATTAATGGTACTGTCGTTGCATTTTTTAATATTGTAAATTGAAGGATATTCTCCACCAACTTTTACAGGATTACCAAATCCATATCGCAATTTACCATAACCAATACTGGCAGCTGATTCCCAAAGTTGAATTTGAAGACCGGCCTTACCGGCTAAAACAATTCCAGTTTCAGATGTTAGTGCATTAAACTCAATTGGTTCAAATGTTATTGGGGTAGAAATACCATCAGTAGTAAAGTAGTAGTTTAAACCTTTACTTAAAGCTAATGCTTGTTGAAAAGAAATTGGATTAGCCATTAGTTCTCCTTTATATCATTATCTGTGCGAATGTTACGGCTTCAGCATCCAAGTCAGAACCCTGTATGGCTGTAGTGCCAGCAACTAAATTACTAAGAGCAATAAATACATTTGTTGGTAAAGCAATATCGGCTAAAACTGGATCTTCATCTCCTATTTCTTCATAGATGTCAAGATGAGCATGACCTAAATCAGCCTGTGATGAGTGATTTGCTGTTAACATAATATGGGTAGTTCCTAAAGGAACTAAGGTTTTTACAGCAAGGGTTCCATTACTAATTATTTTAAAGCTTCCATTTGGAGGAATCATTTCTTACCTCCACAACCACAGGACATCTTCTTTGATTTACCAGATTTCTTTGATTTCTTCTTAGCCATTACTTCTTTCCTTTCTTGGAAGACCCCCACCGTACTGGCTTAGAGCTTTTCTTAGCCTTGACACCCTTGGAGGTACATTGTGCTTTGGTTGGTCGGCAAGCGGGATAAGAGCCGCCAGAGCTGGCAGATTTCCGACCACAGGGGCCACCAGTCTTGCAATTAATCCAGCCCTTACCATTGTTCCGCTTGAACCAACCATGTAATCCGTACTTCTTTTCCTGAGAAAAGTCAGCCATTACTTCATACCCTTTGTCATCTTCTTCCCGGTCTTCTTAGCAACGGTCTTGGCCATAGCCTTGCCCTTAGCTGTGTATGGGAATGTCTTCTTACCTACCTTTGGCATATTACTTTCCTCCTTTCTTGGTCTTATTGCCCCAGTTTTTGGCCCCTACCTTACGGCATTTGACCATTGCGCCTGAAGCATATGCGCTGTGTTTTCCTTTATATCTACTCATTACTTTATTGTAACATGCATCTTTTGGCATATAATCTCCTGAATAGATTCTAACTGCTAGGTTATTTGAAAGACTTAAGAGTTTTAGCCAAGCTGCATTGACGCTTTGTTCTTGTGTCTAGCTTGCCACTCTTGCAGTATTGAGTAATAGATTTACCAGCAGCCTTGGCTTTCTTAGTAAGTGCTCCTGGTCTTTTAATTGCGCTCTTAATCCAATTTTTCTTAGCCATAACTCTCCTTAACTCCAAGGACCAACAGCAGTCATTGTGTCGGAACCATAGGGTATAAATGAAATAAAAGATCCCATATTAATAGAATTAGTTCCACCTGGGTTTGCACTAAATGCTATTTGAGGGGTAATTGTAACCGAGTCTACAGTCTTAATCATACCTGTAATAACGGCGGTATAAGTATTGTTTGATATAGTAGAACCTGTCATATTACCGCCAGCGGTTGTAGTAAATGACGCACTGTCTTGAGTTCTTGTAGCCCCACCATTTGTGCTTGGTGTACCTAACACATTAAAACATATTGTTGGTGGGTTAGAAGAAACACTTTCACTAAACCTAAGTGCAATATTTCTAGCAGCTGTAGTACCCATTGTTAAATGAAGATAACCACGAATAAGATATGTGGTGTTTGCTGCCAGTGTAATAACATCTTGTGGTGTACCGAATATATTCTGGTTGCCCGTAGAAGCACTGATGGTTCTAGAAGATGTTAATAAACTTGTTTGTTCTGTTACCATTACACCACGACCAGAAGCCGTGTTTGCATAGGTAACTTGACCATCATATTCTAAAGCACCACCAACTGACGAACTAAGAGTTATTGTAGTCAAGGTAAACTTAGGTGCTTGGAATTCAACTAGGGATTCTAAAACGCCAGAACTAAGGGTTGTACCTTGGATGGTTGTTAGTCTTGTTCCTGTACCTTTACTTGTCATATCAACTGATAAACCAAAACTACTTGTAGTAGGCGATGGAGCTAAGTCTACTCTACCATTTACAGTATTCCTAATGCTTTCATTATTCTGTAAAGTAATATTACCAGTAGTATTTAATGTACCAGTTACCAAGTCACCAGTCTGCCATTCAAAAGCAGAACCATCAATAGTTCCATTAGTTGCATCAATATAAAAATCTAAAGTACCATTGCCTAAAGTAACATCAGCAGAGCTAATAACAACACTACCAACTCCGTTGTCAATAGATAAAATGCCGGATCCCGGACCATCAATAGAACCAGTAACATCTAAACCAGCATCAAAGCTTTGTTTAAATGTAAATGTATTTACTTGATCAACCAATACCGGAGAATACCATACAAGCTGTGCTACTCTACTTACTACAGATTGAATCATTAAAGCATTTTTAGCTATTCCCATTGTAGTAGGCCAAATATATTCATGGTCATTAGCTAAACTAGAAGGACAAGAGTGAGCTACGTTTACAGAGTTTGTAAGATTAAAAAGCTTAAGCTTACCTAAACTTTTTACAGAAATTTCATCAGCTTCCAAGGTTTCTACTATAACATCATCTGGCAACCCAATCTGGTAGTTATTAACGGATAGCACATCTACAGTAACTTCATTGGTTGTCCCACTTATAGACACCGGAGAGAAGGTTGCTTCTAGATTTTGTAATCTAAACTCCCAGCTATTAGGATCGCTTGTATCAAACTGAGCATTAAGCGTATTTGTTACCTTGGATAAACCAAGATTAATAACTTTTAGCTGCGAATTAATAGAAGATACATTAGTATTTGTTAAAGTTTTAAAGGATTGAAGATCATTATTTAAACTACTAATTACTAAGCTTACTGTATCACTAACATTTACAGCAAGTCTTCTAGCTACCGCAGATTGTTTTCTTTTTTCTAGGTCACTCATCCCTTACACTTTCTACCTTTAGGGCAGCTTTGCTTAGATCCACCGGGGCCAGCCCATAGGTTCTTACAAGCCCAGTATTTGGCAGAAAGTTTATTGGTTGCACCAGCGCAGTTGTGCCTAGCTTTAAAACTCTTTCTGGCTTCTGGTGAATAGTTATGACCATATCCCTTAGCACCAAAGTGAATAATCTTTTCTTGTCCACCAGAACAAGCTTTAACCATTCTCTTTTTACCGGGGGATGTAGAGGATCTAGGTTTATTACAAGGCATTGATTTTTTATCTACTCTCTTAGCCATATTATACTCCTAAGCTTGGACCTAGAATTTTAAGAGCTTGCTCACCAAACTGTGGTGGAATATTCTTACCACCATTTTGTACAAGATCTTGTTGAGCAGCACCGCTAACTGTATTAAGAGCAGACTGAGCATACATCTTTTGCATTTCCATTTGCTGCTGCCTGTCTGCTGCTTCCATTTCTTCTTTACGCAATTCTTCTTCACTCTTTACCCAGTTACTAGGATCAAACCCAAGCGAAGTAATTAATGCTCTAGCATATGATTCCCACTTGAAAGAACTGGCTGCATCTGGTGGTAGATTTCTAACCATCTCACCCATCTGCAATAGTTTAGTTAAATCAGATTCTCTTGATAAAGATTGAAGACCTGTTAAAATTTCAATATTAAGAATACCATTGGTTTCATCAAACTGTTCACGCATTCCTGGATCAATCTCATTGTTTTGCAACATTAAATAGATTGTTCTCTTAACTACAGGAACCATGAAGTCTCTGGCAATAGCTGAGAATGTACCGCCTAAGATTGTTTCTAGCTCGTTACCAACAGCACGAACAGCAGTAGCTGTTACTCTGTCACCCGTAGGCATAGATGCGGTCTGTAGTAGGAAGCCTTGCCCTACTTCTTTACGCATAGATTCTACGGCTGCATTGCCAACTTGTAGTTGTGGATTGATGGTATCACCGGGAGATATAGTAAAGACCTCATTCTTACGGGCAGCTACCCATTGACCGTTAACGGCTACGGATAGGTCATCTAGTTCTGTAATACCAGCTGGGTCAACACCCATAAAGAAGGTAGAACCTGCACCCATGCCTTGAATTAAAGCTCTTGTGTAAGCCTCTAGTGTTTTAATATCTGAATAGATATCTTCTACATGTGCTCTGCCATAATCTTCACCAGCCACGCTTGACCAGCGAAGAATAACATATGGCAATACATCGTAGTAACCAACATCAATTATCTCTCCGTCTAGTTCTTTTTCTACTTTCCAGTTGTTATCTTCTGTTTGTGAAACACGAATATAAACTGTCTTGTATCCGCTTTGATGTTCCTCACCAGCCATAAAGTCATATGCACTAGCTGGTTCTTCATTGCTTGGTGAAATAAACTCTAAGTAAATAAACTCTTTTACAGAACCGTTAACATCTCTACGAATAACAAACTGATCTAATCTAACAACTCGATAAGAGAAATCGTTCTCCATTATAATAAGAACATCACCAACAACAATTAGATGTTGCATAGCAAGGTAAGAAGCTTCTCTTAGGTTGTTTGAAATTAGTTTCCGATAGACCTGATAGGATAGCTTGTCTAGATATTCAGCAACCTCTGGGCTAGGTTCTCTACCATTTTTTAACCCAAATGAAAAGAAGGGTGTATCATTTAGTGGTATAAGAACACTAAGGATTTTACTAGCCAAGGAAGTAACTCCACGGGATTGAACAGAGGAATAAGTCTGAAACAGATTATCCTGCTGAGACATTGACTGGTAAGGCAATAAAGAGGGAACTGTTATTGCCGAACAAGCCCTAGCTTTGTTTAACTTGGTGTCTCTCTTAGCATGTAAGACAAGCCACCTATCTTTTATGGTCTTTTCGGATTTCATTTACTCTCCTTATTCTGGTCTTGTTTCTTGTTCGTACTCTGGTCTTTCAATTGTTGGAGCATCTAGATTAAAGCCCATGCCTTCATCGTTTGATTCTTCTCCAACCTGACCAGTCATTTCAGCAAAGACAGCTGCTTCTTGTTCTTCTTGAGCACGGAGTTCTTCTTCCTTAGCAAGAGCAGCTTCTTGTCTACGTTCTGCTTCTTCTTCCTTTTCCTGCTCTCGCTGTACTCTTAGTCGTTCTTCAGCTTCAAGTTGCATTTGCTTTTGTGCTTCTAATGCTTCTCTTTGCATGTCTCTTTGAAATTGTGTTTGTTGTTCCCAGCTGGGACCACGACTACCACCTTTACCACCACCACCCATAGTTACTTCCTTTCTTGAGCTTCATAAAGAACCTTGATCTTCTGGACTATTTCTAGCTGTCCGTTTTTTACCCCTCTGTCGTAGTCCTTTAGTTTTAGATCGCTCGTCTGTAGAGTTATTATTCTTTCCAAGTACTGAACTAGTTCCTTGGATATCCTTAGATTTTCTTTCATTTGTTACATTCCTATAATCATTAATAACACTCAATGCTAAATAGAGATCGGGATCACGAATGATCCCTAATCTCCATTGCGATAAAAGAATCTCAAGTCTGTTCATCTGATTCATTTATCATTATGTTTAGCATAAAATTCTTAGGACCTGGTTCTATGTGGTTTTCATGTATTGCTTGATGGAAATTATCAAGAAAAATCTTTACCATCTTTTTATTATGAAACCCTACATCAAGAGTTGAGTCAGTTAGCTTGACTAGATTAACCGCTTCTTTAACAACCTCATCCATGTCATATTCTGACTCTATAAATCTTGTTGGCATAAACCCTCCTTATGTAAGTTCACAGCCATTAGCAGTGCATGCCATAGCGTGTGAAGCTTTTGTTGAATCTTCTAATTCATATTTGGATAGTAAGCTCCAGTTTACAGACTTAGGCATAACAGCATCCATCTTCTCGTACTCAGATAAAGTAATAGATTCAAATGGAGCTTGTTGATAAACATGATCCTCTGATGGTAGGAAAGAAACTCCTGAAACTAGATTCCAGTTTTCCCATAGCCAACCACCAACAACAAGGAAATCATCATCTTTGTAGTTAACTGTAACGCTTGGCTTATGATCACAATACCATAACTGATATGCTAACCATAAATTTAAATGGCCAAGTGCATTGATTTCTTTCTGTGTTACACCAAAATCTGCTTTGATTGGGAATGAAAACACAGCAATATGATCAGGCTTCATTACACAAGGCTCGTTTGGAATACCAGAATCACGCATGAAATTAGCCATAGGTGAATTGTTTTCCATACGAATTCTTCTTATGTAATAGTGATCATATCTTGGGTGCAGTCCACTAGCAGATCCAGCTACACAGGAAGTAGTTCCTTCTGGCTTGATGCATGTAATAGACTTGCTTTCTTCAATCTGAAGTACACTGGCCCATGCTTTGTTAATACCGTGTGATACAAATCGTAGGGCTTCAAGTAGTTTCTTTAACTCAGGAGCACCTTGTCCACCATTTGTTAGGGCATTATCAAAGATACCAGTCATACTTACACCTAGTAATCTTTCTTCCTTACAGTTATTTTCAAACTCGTAGTTGTTATTACTGCGGAAGTAAGTAAAGTTTGTCATTGCTGATTGAATAGTACCAAGGATTGTAGCCAACTTAATCTTTTCAATTAGCTGGGGAGCTTGATCATTTGGTTTAACTACTACTGTACTTAGATTACAGAATTGATTTGGTCTTAGAATAATTTCAGAACATGGGTTAGTTCCAAACTTATAGTCTGGATTTCTACCAGCCTTAGCTGCAATGTTCTTCATTGATTCTCTATTACAAATACCACGCTCACCTGAACGTGAATCATAAAGAGAAGACCACTCTTTTAGGAATGTACCCATGTCTGGCTTGGATTCAAATACAGCAGAGTTATTAGCTAAAGATCTTCTGCCATTCTTTTCCCACCAAGGACCACTCTTAGCATGGGCCATCTCGTAATCACTAAGATCTGAGAGACTGATTAAAGCTGATCGTCTTACGCCACCGCTAATAATACTATCAGCAATCTGACAAACAAGATCATGTACTTCAATAGGCTTTAACTTACGACCGCCAGCATTATTAAAGATGTTAGCAGTAAACTTGATGAGTCTAACAAATGGCTCAGGGCCACTGGCTCTGCCACCAAATGTCTTAAGTCTAGCACCAGCTGGCCGTACTTTACTTACGTCAACAGTAAAATGATTACCGTTGTATAGTTCTGTAATAAAACATTTGTAAGCTTCAGCCCAGCCTTCTCTGGAATCTTCAACAACAATAGATTCAGATAACTTATTGATTGTTTTTGGAACTGGGGGTAGTTTGTTTACTTCTTCAGCTTCTACTGAAAAGCCAACCCCAGTACCACAAGCTAATGTATACAGGATATTAGAGAAAGATTCAACTGAGTTAACGGCAACATAACAGCAGTTGTATGCGGCAACATCGTCCTTATCTAAGGCCGAACCAGCTGTCATTAAAGCTCGCATTGATCCAAAGATTTCGCGGTTTATCATCATCTGTTTGGCTTTCTTAAGATCCTCTTTCATTGCAAGTGGGAGGATCTTATTAAGATCAAACCGATGTGTTAAGTAGTCAAAGTATCTATTAACAGCTTCTTCCCAAGACTCTCTACGGTTAAGCTCGGGTATCCAACGGCAATACTTGTCTACTGCCACAAAGTCTTCAAATATCTTACTCATTCTTTCTCCTTCTGTAAGTCTAAAATGTTTCTATCAGTTAGGTTATTAGGACTCCACAAGGTAATTTGCTGTGTTTCCTTATTATAATCGCCACTTCTTAGAATCCTAACACACCTTGCTTGAGCCAAAGCAAACTCTTCTCTGGTCATTCCTTCTGGTATTTTATTATCAGGTCTTTTGCCCCAGTCTTCGTTTCTATAAAGATCCATAATCACAGAATCCCAAGTTTCCTTGGGGTTGTTTTCTAAAATCTTCTTTGCTTTGGCTGGACCAAACTTCCAAAGACCCCAAATGTTATCAGTAGAATCTCCAGTAATCCATTGCTGATAGAAATAAGTATCAGCATCTTCCTCTAAAATCAGGACTGATTCTGGTTCTTTGTCAGGATTCCAGTGCCATCCAGGAATCTGACGTAGATCCTTATCTACCGTAACACCAATACAACGACCCTCTGAAACAAGCATACCTATTAGGTCATCTGCTTCAAGCCTGTCTACACAACGAGTAGTTAGTTGAGTTTCATAGATACACTCAAGGGCATACTTCATTGAGTCAGGCGGCTTGACATCTTCTCTATGCTTCTTATACTCAGACCAGAAAAGCCTTCGATAGTTCTTTTCTCTGGGGCATGACATAGCAATATAAACCTTGTCCATACCAGGGGGAGTCCAGTTACGGATGTCTTGGTCGATTCTTTCTTGCAATGCATCAATGCCTTCCTGGTCTGCCCAGAAAGCGGCACGGTAGGCCAGAATATCTCCGTCAAGGATTGCTTCATTTGGCTTATTCATCCTCTTCTGTCCAATCCATTTCTTCAATTTCTAATTTACCGAGTTCAATCCAAGCATCAAAGTCAGAGTTAATATCTTCCTTTAGATGCTCAATAGTAGAACCATTGAATAGAATAATATCAAACAAGTCTTCATAGTTGCTGTTGATATTACCAAATGATTCTTCAGCTTTGTTAGCAAGCTCTTCGCTTTCGTGGTTTCTCCACTCAGCTTCATGCTCTGGCAGTAAACGACCACCAGAGTCAATGAAGATTTGAATAGCAGCAAGCTCACGACCTAATGCAATCTCATTCATGTAGCGTACATCATCTTGAATAATAACATACTCCCAGAATTCCTTGCCTTCCATTTGATTATCTACTTCCTTTAACATATAGTTTTGAATAGATTCAAATGTTTTATTGATCCAGTAATTAGGATCTTCCTTACGCTTACCAGCACCAAGTTCTTGACAAAACTTACGATACTCATCTGGATTAGATTCCTTAGAATATCCTAACTCTAGTGCTGCCTTCTTTAATGAATCAGCAAACGGAAGGATAACAGGAATAAATCCAGCTTCAAATGCTTTCTTCTGTAGCTCTTGAGCTACTGTTGTTTTCCCAACTCTGCCCTTGCCACTTATCTGAAAAATTCTCATTCTGTATTTCCTTCCAATTACGAATTATAAAACCAAGTCCAATGTTACCTCTTTGGTATTCAACAACAATTGGATGTCTTGGATTACTAGCTATAAACTCGTTTACTTGTCTCATAAAGTAAACTGCATCTGTCATTAGTGTGTCTCCGACCAGTTAGAACCAATCTTATACTCGGCTTCAATAACACAATTACACTTCATTAGATCTCCAGCTGTAGTTGCTGACTCACAAAGAATGTTGCCAATCTTATGAGCATAGTCTGGATGGCATTCAATCTGAAGCTCGTCATGCACAGAAGCAACCCAGCCAAACTTATCGGAACCAATCTCAAGCTTTAGTCTATGGTCTGCTACGCATGCCCATGCCTTGGCAATGTGAGCTCCGCTAGATTGTAATAGTGTATTGAGAGCTGCATGTTCCTTGCGTACTGGAATAGGTCGCCAGTTAAATGGCTTTACAGACCCAGCATTCAAAGTATCAAAGCGACAATTATCAATAACTTTCTTAAGTCCGGGGATGTTAGACAGAAGTTTGTTCTTGATTTGCTTGGCTTTGTAGGCAGTACAGCCAACAGTCTTGCCAAACTTTTCATCACCACCACCATACAAGAAACAATAGATTGCTGTCTTTGCTGTGTTTCTTGAGTCTAGTTCCATAGCGGTTTGGTTGTGAGTATGGATATCACCTTCAACTACTACCTTAGAATAAGTGCCGCCATCATACTGATGTAAATAGTGTGCAAGCATTCGTAGTTCTAGACCCTTGAGGTCACAACCAACAAGCACCCAGCCATCCCGAGGACGGAACAAAGCCCGAGCTCTGGAGTCTGAGTGGACCTGTTGCATGTTGGGTTCTTTGGCAGACATACGACCAGTCACAGTACCAAGGGTATTGACATAGCCGTGAATCCTCTTATCTCTGGATTGCTTAGCTCTGGAAACCCAATCAGATACCTGACCCATTAGTTTAATTAGGTCAAAGTATTTGCACAGTGTCTTAGCTTCAGGATATTCTAGCTGGGATAAGACATCGTGGTCAACCTTTGGATTGCCCTTATCAGTTTCATTGGGTTCCCATCCATACTTTTCCTTTAGTCTTTCTGCAATCTGTTGTCTAGAACCAGGATTAAATACTTCAATCTTATCCTTAAGTTTCTTGCCAGTCTTTTCTGAATAGCGTTCAATTACCTTGTCAGGAAAGATGCGTCGCATTTCATCTTCAATCTGAGACTTTTCAATCAACAGTTCCATCTCAAGGTTTTCAGCTTTGTCAATATCAAATGAAAAGCCGTTCTCAACTTGACGCTTAATCATATCAGCTACTACATGTTCCATGCGAATTGCTCTGGAGTATGTAGTAAAGTATGGTTGAGTTGTAAGATAATTAAACAACTTAGCAGTTACTACTGAGTCTTGAACACAGTAAGTACCCATCTCTTGAGTATAACAATCCCAACCAGATTGATAATTAATCTTGGGTTCACCAAGATATTCACCCCAAGAAGCAAGTGAATTGCTTTGGTCTGGGGTTGGTGGATTGTCTGGCCACATCATTCTAGCTAGAATAAGTGTATCAAGAACTTGGGTAAATGGTTCCTTGTTTAGAGAACCATACAACCGCTCAATGAGTGGGATGTCAAACCCATAGATATTGTGACCAACAATACAATCAGCATCTCGTAGCATTTGAATACCTTCTTCTAGGTTATCCTGCTCAAACAGATACTTTTCTTTTGTTTCAATATCTACAATTGATAGACACCAAACTCGGGTTGCTTCTTTTAAATATGTTTTCTTCTTACCAGCTACTACTTCATTAAGACCATCTGCTTCAATATCAAATGCTAATGTTGTCATGGCGATAAATTATTTCTCCTTCCGGTGTTACAACGAACGGTACATCAATAAGCTTGGCTGTTTGGTCGTTGTAATACAAAGCAGTAGAGACACCTCTACGGCCACCCTTGCGGTTCTTAAGTACACGAATGTTGGTAGTATTGCAGATAAGTGGATCGGGATGCTGGGCATTGCGTTCTAGTGCAAACACATTGTCAGAGATCTGAGCAAGTGAGCCAGAGCCACGAAGGTCATTTAGATTAATGCGATCACCTTCGTCTACATTCTTATCTGTCTTTTTGATATGAGCAATGACATGGATAGTAACTCCAGTACGCTCTACCAATTCACGAAGCTTCTTCATTACGGAGTCTAGAACTAGTCGTTCATCGTTACCGTAATCGGTTCCCGCACTAAGTAGCATATTACCCAGAAGGGTAATGTGATCAAGAAAGATAATGCGACAGTCAAGACCAACAGCCATATACTCAAGACGATTGATAATGTTACTAATGTTCGCATTACCAATATGATCATAAAGGAAGAGAGCCTTGCTGCCAATCTCTGATTTTGCAGTTGTGTATTCGTCATCTGTTAGATTATCCTCTACCATATCAACGGTAGGTTTGTTGTTCTTCTTTCTTAGTTCATTAAGCTGACGCTGTGACATAATCTTACGGACAGGCTTGCCTAGCTTAAGTGAGATAAGGTCATCTACGGTTTGCTCTGGTGATTCTTCTAGGAATACAGCACCAACATTACGACCATGATTAAGATGATCCATTACCAGTTCACGGATAATGGTTGACTTACCATGACCAGTTGCTGAGGTCCATAGATTAAGCCGACCAGAATCCTGACCAATCATAAATGTAGTTAGAGAATCCCAAGGATACTCATAGACATCTGAGGATGGCTTGCTTGTATCCGAAACAACCTGGCTGACATGCAGGATAGAGTCTGGAGAATAAGCCTTGGCATTCCAGTAAGCCTGGAGTAGCTGGGCTGTCTCTGCATTGACCAGCATCTCATTAGGATCCTTGCGTGGCAGGGACATGATGTATGCCTTGCCGGGTGGTAGGATCTCGGCTACCTCACGCGCTGCCTTCTGGCCAGCCTCATCCATATCAAAGCAAATGACAACGGTTTCAAAGGATGAAATAAAACTATAGTTATCCTTTACAGCCTTGACTGCTGAGTTTACACCATTGGGAATTGAAACAACTGGATACTTGTTTTCAAATACCTGATCCATTGTCAGGCAGTCAATAGCACCTTCAGTAATGCAGATGCGCTTGCCACCACCAGAGAATAGGTGCTGACCATAGAACTGTAGGTTGTTGGTGTTACCAATCCACGCAAAGTTCTTTCCATTATATCGAATATGCTGGGCTTGTAGTTGGCCCTCAGCATTGTAAAAGTTTTCAATCTCGCTGTTATTAACACCAGTCATGTAGCCATAGCGTCGTGCAGTCTTCTCTGTAATACGACGATGCTGCAAAGCAACTGGTTGACCAGTTCTAAATGCTGTGTCTACAACTGGAGTTTCTACTACTGTTTCCATACTAGTCTTTGTTCCTTTAATATAAAACTTACAAGCATAGCAATAGCTATGGCCGTCATCATAGACAGCAAGATTGTTACCTGATGTATCATTACCCTGTGCAGCACATGCTGGACAACGCTTACGATTAATAACTTTTGATTCTGTTTCCATAATAACCTTTCTAAATGAATGCCCCCTGTAGGATTTGAACCTACGACCGATTGATTAAAAGTCAACTGCTCTACCAGCTGAGCTAAGAGGGCGATGACTCCGGGGGGAATCGAACCCCCACGCCTTGCGGCGGCAGATTTTAAGTCTACTGCGTATGCCAGTTTCGCCACGGAGCCGCATCCCCAGCTGGACTTGAACCAGCAACCTACAGCTTAGAAGGCTGTTGCTCTATCCAGTTGAGCTATGGGGATATATTGAGATGGGTAGGGCTTGAACCTACACTGTGTGGTATTGTCTACCTGCCTCTACTTGGGCTACCATCTCGTTTGTTTATAGTAATCCATTCTCCTGATCAAATTGTGCAAGCCTATCCATTGCTTCCTGTGCATACACTTTCTTGTCAATCATGTCACGGATAGCCTCCAAGTGACCGTTGCTGTCTGCACCATGTTCAATGCGGCAGTCAATCTCATTGCGAATTTGACCAATCATAAGTAAAAGCCATTCAGCGGATGAATTCATTT